CCGGTGCCGGTAATTAGGCCGTTAGAGTCAATCCGCATACGCTCAGTGACGGAAGCGGCCACGCCCGAAGGCCGCGTCTGAAAGGAAAACCGCGCCCCCAAATCGTTAGTCGCAGGCACAGAGTCAATGTTCGCAACAATGGCAGCCACATCCCGAACCTGAGTGCCGTCATGCGCCCGCGCGTACAACTCCATTACGGCGTCAGAGTTCGAGACAGAACTGGGCGACGCCCACGAGCCACGAGCCTTGTCAAAGTACAGCAGCGAACCACGATTAGACGTAACAGCCGACCTCCACCGTGACGACACCTGGGCGTCGCGCACAATGTCAAAGTCCGTACTCGGGCTTACTCCTATGCCAAGGCCAGTTGAGTTGACCCGCACCCGCTCCGTACCACCCGTCGAGATCGCCACCGTGTCATCGGCAGGGTGGAAGATGCCCGTGTTCGTGTCGCCCGTGTTCGTGATCGACGGGGCAGACGCGGAACCGTCAGGGAACTGAGCGACGCCAGTAAATGTAGGGTTAGCCTTCGGCGCCTTGACCGTATCCACATCCTCAGCAAGATTCTGCATCACCGTAGGAACATTCGCCGGATCCGAACTCGCCGGATAACGCAAACCACCAGACGACGTAGGCATACTCAGATTCCAATCGCTAGAAACGGATTCAACACCTTGGCCTCGGCAGACTCGGCCGCAGCCTGAGCCGCCGTAGCCGCCGCCGCCGCCGCGTTCACCTGAGCAATCAGCCCTTGCGTCGTCGAAGTCACCGTCTCAATCGTGTCCACCCGAACCACCAGGGCATTGAACACCGACAGCAACACATACGTCGACACCTCGTCACCAGTGGACAACACCACCGGAACCTTGTCCGCAAGATTCTGATTAGCCGGCGACGCAGCCAACTGAATGTCGTAAGTGCGTCCCCCCGTGAACGCTTCCTCCACTCGGTAAGTGAAGTTCACCGGCGACAGAGACGCATCATTCGTCGCCGGCAGGACAACCGTGAACGTCCCCGTAGCATCCAAGTCGACAGTGACCGTGCGAGGCATGATGATCTGATCCGCCACACCATCGACCAGCACGGCACGCGGCGTGAACTTCACCTGACCCGCAATAGGGTTACCCGCAACGTCCACATACTGACCGCCCAACGTAACCGTAGACAGGTTAGGGGTAAGCGCCACGAAATCCTCCCTGAATGTGCCTAGCGGCGGGGCCAGCAGGGATCACCCGCTGAACCCCGCCGCTCAGGCTGAACTAACTACCTATCAGGTCAGGTCAACCCACAGGTAACGGAACGTATGCGACCCCTCGTTGATCGAGGAAACACTCGCATTGACCGCGTACACCGTGACCGTGTTAGCGCCCGTCACAGCAGCACCCGCGAAGGCGAGTCCCGATGTGAACGCCGGAGGGTTCACCACAACCATGTCACCGACAGCAGCGCCCGTGACCGTGATAGTGCCCGACCCGGTAGCCCCGGCAGAAATCGACGGAAGGTCGATAGCGCCGGTGCCCGTGCTAATGCCCTTGACGGTGGAACCGCCACCCACAGCGAGCGTACCCGCCGTAAGGTCACCGGTCACAGTCGCATCGTCACCGACCGTGAGGTCATCGCCAGCGACAACATCGTCTTCCGAATGGAGCCGACCGACAAGGGCCTCTCCCTGAGTGAGACGGTTAGACATCAGGCCACCGCTGTGTTGAAGTAGACACCGAGGTCGCTGGACACGACCTTGTTGTCGAACGCAACCTCAGCCTCGACACGATCCGCCTTGAGGGCGTCCATGCGAATCTGAGAGGTGCCGACCGTCTGGCCGAGGCCACCCGACACACCAGTCCACGAGAAGATGTAGCCGGCGGACGGGGTGAGCAGGCCGGGGTTCGGGGCGACGTGGCCGAGCCACGCAACCTTGCCCACGTTGAACGAGTAAGCGCCAGTGGCACCCTCGTTGTTCGTGGCCCGGATCGACTTGGCGACGAGCACGCGGTCCACCTCGAACATGCGGGCGAGCATGTCGCTCGTCACCACAGAAGAAGAGGTGTACTTGATGCGGTCGACGATGTCGGGGTGATGACGCAACTTGCGGAACGTCTCGTACCCGAGGACGAGGGTGTTGGCCTCGAAGCCCGTGGTCGAGAGGATCTGCGCCTTGCCAGTCTCAACATTCTCAATCGGATCGGAGTTGGCGTAGTCGCTCCACTGCTTGAACTCGTCCGTGGAGGGAGCGCCGGCAACACCGGTGTAGTCCTTGCCCCAGACCGAAGTGGTCATGTAGTCGGACACGAACTGGACCTCGCGACGGAGCAGGAGACGCTGCGTCACGAACTCGGCAGCCTCGCGAAGCGGGTTCAGCGGGCTGTCCGAGTTGGCCTTCGTCTGATCGCCGACATCCTTGTGGAACGCCCACACGTCAGCCGAGTAGGTCGCGGTGCTCAGGTTGTAGCCCGAGCCAGCCGACTCGGTTGCGTCGGCGCGGCGCTGGGCCTCGTCGCGGAACCAGTCGTTCTTCGTGTAGACGAAATACTTGTCCGACTTCTTGTCCACCGGGACAACCGGGAAGACCTTGTCGGCGATGAAGTTCTCCGACTTCTGCATGTACGCGACCGAGATGTTGGTCAGGATCGCGTCGATGTGAACATTGTTCACGTTCGGCTGTGCCATCGTTACTGCTCCTTATCTCTCTCGGCCCGTCACGCAGCCCGCGAGGGCGCGGCGCAGTTGACGACGGCGGTTGCGATTTCGTTGTCGGCTCCGACTGCAAGGATCACGGTGCCGACGACGTACTCAGTCGTGTCGGTGCCGGGAACCTTGGCATCAGCCTTGCCTGCGTTGTTGGTTCCGATGAGGGTGCCAACGGTCAGAGCGGCAGAGGCGACGATCTTCGTGCCGCCGGCCACAACGATCTCGGCTTCCTCGCCCTGAAGGGGCGCGTTCTGAAGCACGCCGATCGGCCGGTCAGTGGCGCCGTTGCACAAGGTCACGACACCGCCCGTTCCGATCTCGACGAACTTGTACTGATGGGTGCTGAGGTCCGCCCCCGCGACGAGGGTGATCTTCAGCGAGTAGTTGTTGATCTCGTATGCCACGGCGATCAGCCCTTCTTCTCGGCGAGGTACTCGGTGTAGAGAGCCGGATCGCTGACGAACACGTCAGAGAGAGCCTGCTCGAAAGTGGCTGAGGTGCCGTCAGCGACAGCGGCCTTAGCCAGCGACTCCGCCTTGTGGAAAGCGGAGCCAGTATGAACGGGCGTTGAGCCGATCTCGCTGAAGATGTCAGCGGACTCGACCTTCGCGTTGGCCGCAAGCAGCGTGCTCTCGACCGACTTCGCCAGGGCCTCATCGACCTCGGCAAGGCGACGCAGCGCCGGGCCGACCTGATCGGCGTCAAGACCGAGAGCCCCGTAGGTCTCGCGGGCCTTCACGACCGCGTCAGCGTCAGCACGCTCTGCACGCTCCTTGAGAAGCGTGGCCTCGGCAGCCTCGGCCTTAGCCATGGCCTCCTGCGCCTGCTTCTCCATGACCTCGAACGCTTTACGAACAGACTCAGGCGCAGCCTTCATCATGTCCTCGTCGTCCTCGGGCTCTTCCTCATCCGAATCGCCACGGGAGGCCATCTCCTTCTCCATATCGGCGATCCGCGACTCGGCAGCGGCGAGGGCCTTCAGGGCCTCGTCGAGCCGATCCTCGGTGCTCTTCTCCATGTGGCCCTCCTGGGCGTCGGTGGACGGCACCTCCTCTTCGGAGGTGTCAGGTTCCTCGGTGATCTGCTCCATGGCTGCCACAACAGCGTCAGGGTCGGCCGCCTTCATGACGAGCCACCCCTCGGCAAGGTGAGCAGGATGATCGACGCCGGATGTCTCTTCGATAGCAAGATTGACCATCTTGCGCGTACGGCGACGCTCCACAGATCCTCCTAAACCAGACACGGGCCGCCAACCCCTAAGTAGGGGCGACGACCCGCAGGTCTCGATGAGGCTAGGTTAGCACGATCCCTGTCCCCCGAGAGGGTTGCGAAACGGGTTGTGCGGATGCTAAGGCAAGGCCGACAGCCCAGCCGGCGATGAAGCCGCAGCCGAGCCACGCCGCCACTGCGACGACAGCGACCCCCGTCTCAGGGGTCCACGAGTTCCGTAGGTCCACCGTTGAACACCACTACGGGCTTGCTGCGAACTCGTCCACGGGAAGCGGACAGGCGAATGTCGACCTGCTCGGCGGGGAACGCCCGCATGGCGAGAAGGAACTCGGGGGAAAGCAACTGTGCACACCACGCCGCCACAACAGGGGGTATGTCGGGTGAGTCGAGGGCAGCCTTGACCACGTCCCGCTGCATCATCCGCGTGACTCCCGCAGCATCCGCTCTTCTCCGGGCAGACTCACTCGGTCTCCTCCAAGTCGACGAACAGTCTCTCGGCGCGTCCCCCAATAGAGTAGCCCCTGATCTTGCCGCCCTTGACTAACTCCCACGCCCACGGCTTCCACTTCACGCCGAGGAACACGGTGTTAGCGGGGAACGACACCGGTTCATGTGTGTCCTCACCGGTCGCGGCCTTCTTCATCATCGGCACCTGCACCTCGTAAGGCCACGTCATCACCTCGACCCACTCCCCAGCGACCTCATCCCGGTCATGCTGAAGACGGATCCGGCGGTCGCCGCCCTTGACGTAATCCCACACGGCCTTCTGCAACTCTTGCGCGTCGGTCCACTCGGAGTGGGCGTCGAGACGGTCGGGGATGTACATGGGGCCGAGGGTGAACATCTCCTCGGAGACGGCCTTGGACACCTCGAAGTCGCCGACACTCTTCGCCACCTCGGGAGTGAAGGCGTCGGGGGCGAAGTCGCGTGCCTCCTGCTCGTCGACCTCATTGGTGTTCGTGTCAAGGTCGATGAGGAACTTGATGAGCCGGTCGGTGTCTTCCCAGGCGCCATCGCGCCAGATGTGCTGAGTGACTTCTTCCGCCTCGTTGTCGACGTTCAGGCGGTACAGAGCCACGGGCTTCTCGTCGATGGTGGTTCTGACGAAGTACCGGCTCCCCATGTGTTTCCTCCTCTTCCCGTGCTCCATCCTACCATTCAGGTGAAACCGGGGTTATGTTACTCGAATGTCTTTAGAGCCAGGGTGCCGATCCCTAGCAGGGCCTCATAGTTCTGCGGTTGCGGGATCTGCGAAGCAAGGCGCACCATCCCAGTCCACGCCTTCCACCGTTCACGCTTACTGCCCGAAGTCCGCATCACCTCGTATGAGTCATGCAGAGATCGAATCGGGCCGCCCTTTGTGGAGCGGCCTTCCTTGATGTCGAGGCTCGTCGGCGTATGCAACTGCAACTCGACCGTCACGCCATCTTTCGTAGCCTTGATGTTGATGCCCTGGTAGTCGTCGCCCTTCTGCCAGAAGTTCTTAGCCCTGACGACATAACCGTCCTGATCTAGATCGCGGACAATAGCGCGAGCGCCATCGGTGTATTGGGCGTCACCGATGACAGCCGTGTAGCGGACAGCGTCGCTAATGTTCGCTGCCGCTGCCGCACGGTCACCCCCATACTCGGCTTCAGCATCGGCGTCGATCTTGCGGGCCAAAGAGTCGGTGGTCTTCAACCGCTGCTCAAGGCCCTCCATCGTGCCGCCACGTCCCTCGACCATGGAAGTTACTTTCCCGGTGATCTCCGGCTCAAGCGCCTCGGCTCGCTTCCGCAGGGCGGTCGCTTCAGCGGCGGCTTGTGGGGAACGTGACGAGTTCGGTGCCTGATCAGCCACGAGGCTTGGCGTCCCGCCACCCTTTCGGGGAGCGTGACTCGACTGGTCGTGCGAGCCGTGCTTCTCAACAGGCCAGTTCAGGGTCACCACAGCGCCACCGGGAAGGGAGAACGTGGTCATGCTGTCCGGTAGAGAGTCGTAGTACAGGGTGTGACTGTCGACGGCCTTAGAGGCGCGGTTGCGCTTGTCGCCCGGCCACATACCCGTGACCTCGCGGTGCCGGATCGCGCAGTAACCCTTGGCCTGCTCACTGCTCATGTACTTGCCGACCGCAGCCACACAGGCAGTGAAGTCGCCGCCGGCGCCCCACGAAATCTTGCCCTTGCCACCGCCACGCCAGTAGTCCCGCAGCGCCTCGGGGTTGCCGGCCTTCTCCATCTCGTCCGCGAGGTAGGCGTAGGAACCGAAGTCGGACAGGTCGTCCTCGTCCATGGTGGACAGCAACTCTTCCTCGTCGACTTCGTCATCGGTCAGTGGCCCGCCGGTGAGCCACGCCGAGCAGGATCGTGCCGCAGCGCACTTGAACTGGAACAACTCGCAGTAGCCCAGGCCCGCTGCTTCCGCTACATCTTCGCCCTCGTCGCTGATGTTGCCGGCGATGGCGTCGACGATCCCTTCCTTCACGTTGAAGGCGGCACAGTTGCCGCAGCGGGTCGTGGACGCCTCGTCCGCCGGCACGCCCCACACCTCACCGAGACGCTCCCAGTAGTCTCCGGGCTCGTCCGGGTTCATCGGCCCGTACAGGTACTCGTCGATGGCGTGCTGCCGGTTCTCAAGGTTGACGTGGATGTCAGTGATCGCCTCGGGGACGGCACGCTTCTCCACGTCGCCGAGCACGGAACGCACCCATGACCGGCCGGGGTCTCCGCCCCACGCATCCCACGCCACACGCCACGGCGTCGGCTCCCCGTCGTCGAGTTGGGCGTGGTCGCCGCGCTGCTTGCCGTGCCGGGCGAAGTAGGCCCGCATCTTCACGAGCGTGTCCTGGCCGACCGTGCCGCCCTCAGCGAGTTGCCTAGCCCGGTTGCGGCCCACCGAGGTGAACCCGTCGCCGGCCTTGCCGTCCTCAATCCACGCCACGGCTCGACGGGCAGCGGAACGGACAGCGTCGGGCACCTTGTACGAGTCGGCCTTCTCAAGGGCCCCAATGGACTTCAGGGACGACGCCCGATGCCCCACGACCGTGTCCGTGGGCCGGAAGCCCTGAGAGGTGAGCCGGTACACGCGAATCAGGACCGCCGGATCCTCTTCCGAGGCGTTCAGCGTGAAGGTCGAGTCGGGCACGTTGACCTTGCCCTCGGTGACGATCCGCTCAATGCGGCCCCTGGCGGGTCCACCGGATGAGCCCCAGGTGACGAAGTCGTCGACTCGCCATTCCTTCGCCTTAGCGAACCGTTCGATCTGGTCGAGGCGGGCCTGCGCTTCCTCGCGAGTTTCGTAGGTGCCGAACTCCCGATCGGTGTCCTCGGCCATGACGACGTACTTGCCGTCCCGCTCGATGATGCGCTTGAGCATGGCTTTCGGCTTCTCGGCACCCATGATGGAGTCGACGTGGACCGTGTTCACGTTGGGTGACGCCTTGAGGACGTAGCCGTCGACTGTGAGGAGCACCTGCACGGTGCCACCATGTTCGAGGGCCTTGGCGAGGGGCTCGGACAGGTCACCGGGGAAGTCGATGTCGTCGACCGACGCCACCTCGGCCTCATCGACCACGATCACTGACCGGGACCACTGGTCATCCTCGTGCCCATGATCGAGGCCCCGCTTCAACATCTCCTGCGACACCAGATGGTGAGCCTGCACCGCAGCCGGATCATCCACGGCAGAGGCGTCAAGGCGGGCGTGCAGTGCGACTAGATCGTCGGTGGGGAGAGCGGCCAGCCTGACGGCGGGGTCGGTCACTGTCATTAGTCCTCCGGGCTCGATCCTCCTAGGTTACCGCTCGGTGGGCTCCTGGCCGGGGCTTGGCGACAGTGCGTATGCCATCACTTGTACGAGGATCTCGGCGTAGATACCGGTTGCCTCGTCGAGGGGGCGGCCAGCGTCGACGTTCCGCTCGACGGTTTCCCAGAACTCGGCGGGTGCCTGATCGTAGGCGACGGCCTTGAGGGCTTCGAGGACTTCGAGGTCTTCGTTCACTGTGCTCTCCGGTAGTACGGGGACTGGAAGACGGCCTCTTGCTCTTCAGGTGTCATCTTGTCGAACTCGTCGGCGAAGGCGTACATCTCGGGTAGGGCTTCGCGCATGGCCTGCTCGTATTCGGTGTCGGTGGCGGTCTCGGGCAGTGTGTTGTACACCTTCTCCGAGGTCGCAAGGATCTTGTCTACGTTCATGGTCTTCCCTCCTTCCATACTCTAACCCCCGTTATGATACCACGTTAGTCGAACAGGGCCTGCTGCCCAGGAATCTGCGGCTCGCTCCCCGCACTGGCACCCGGCTGAGTCTCGGTCGTCGAGCGTCGAGGGCCAGACGGACTCAACTCCTTGATCCCATACCAATCCGTGCCCAGCAGCGCCTCCTTGCCCGGCCAGGTAGCGGCACCATCGACGAAGCCCCACGACGCCACCTCGCGGGGGCTCGGATAGTCAGGATCCGATGTCGGTAGATCGAGCCGCGCCCGCAGGCTCCTGCCCGACCGCTCAACCGAGCCGGGCAGCGCACCGCTATCGAGCACCTCATCGAACTGGTACTTGACTGAACTGGTCGCCCCACCGGTACGCGCCCAGTCGAAGCCCTGCCTCGCCCACGCGAACCCACCCACGTCGAGGGCGGCGTGGACATGCACGTCGGTGATGCCGTGTGAGATGTAGTAGTCCTCTGCCCGCTTATTGAAGACCTTGGCGAACCCGGTGCCCTGGTACTCCTCGTCGATTCGGAGGAGTTCGTGGCTTACAGCCACTCTGCCGTTGTCGTCGAAGAAGAAGCGTCGCTGGAACTCGCCGGCCCAGTCTCCATTCTCGGTGTAGATCGTGCCGGTGACATCGACGTGATTCTCGCCCCAGTAACGCTCGACAGTCACATCCCCGACCTCGGCTTGTAGCCGGACAACTCGACCATCAGGTGTCATGCCCTCGTGGCCTATCCCGTAGACCTCGTTGAAAGCGTCGGTGTCTAGCCCCTCTAGATCGGATTGCCGCATCTCGTCACCGTAGTCAGCGACGTAGAGATCCAAGTCGCTTTCCATGCGTGCTTCGAGGCGCTCGTCGAACTCTTGCTGGTAGGTGTTGCCCATGAGGGGCTCTTCATAATCGGGTTCGTCGCTGCGATCGACCCAGCCCTCGTCGGCCATCTCCTGCTCAACGGCCTCGCGGGCGCTCTCCTCGATGATCTCGGCGTAATCTTCACGGACTCGATCGCGCAAGGCATCATCATCCATGCCGCCGGCGGCACCGACCTCCAACACGTCACGGCCCGGCCCCACGTTAGCCATCGCGTCGATGTCTTTCTGCCGGTCACCCCAACCCGACGCGCCACCGCCGCCGCGACCGTGAGACTTCTGGTCATGCGCCCCGCCCAGGTGCTTCCGCAGCGCCTTACCCACCCATGACGGCTTACCGAACTGCTCATAGTAGGAATCGCGCAACGCAGAAGCCTGCTCCGCCGAGTAATCCCACGTCTTGCTGCGGCGCCGCAAGCCGAGTTTCTCAGCAATCGCCACCATGCGCTTCTGCACACGGCCCTCCGCCGCGCCGAGGCGCTGCGCCAGACGACTCGGACCAATATCTAGCCCCGAGTAGTCACCCTCAGTTAGGGCACGCGCAACTGCGTCCTGTTGCCGAGTGAAGTCACTCGTCCAATGCTCCTCCGGCGAGCGACTGCCGCCACCCTTACGGCCATGAGAAGCCTGATTATGTGAGCCGTGCTTCAGGACAGGTCGGAGTCCGGGCTCGAAGACGAGGACGACTCCTCGCCCGCGAACTTCGCCCACAGACTCTTTGCGTACTCGTCGATCTCCGCGTCTGTCATCTTCGACAGGTCCGGCAGTTTCACTACCTGCAACGGCCTTTCCGACTGCTCCTGTGCCACCGGTATCTATCTCCTCGAAGTTGGCTACATCCCAAATGCTGATCTGGTCCCGCTTACGTCCCGCGTCAATAGCGGTGTCACGGTCCATGATGTTCTCGGACACGTCGAGGTACACCTTGCCGTCCGCCTGATTGTGCCACAACCCGAGGTAGGAGCCCTCGGACAACTCGCGGTTCGCCTTCATGAAAGAGCCCAACGCCTCAGGGCCACGCTCCGGGTCGTAGAACTCGTCGGCGTCCACGATGGCGCCCTTGCTGCCGCCCATGGCGACCATGAACCCCTTAGTGGGTTCGGATCCGTCGACCATGTTCACGGAGAGGCCGCCGTTAGCGCGGACCCGTTCGACGATGGATTGTGCGACAGTTCCGTCGAGTTTCAGGCTAGATCCGCCGCCGCCTCGGCGACCGTGCGTGGACTGGTCGTGGGTGCCGTGCTTGAGTACGGGGCGTAGTCCGGGCTCGAACGCCACGATCACCGACTTCGCCACCGTCGTAATGATCTCAGGATCCTTCGAGACACTGAACGTGTCCACAATGATCGTCCGCTCACCCACAGCCTTCTCTGTCGATTCAGGCAGATTGTCTCCCCAGAAATACTTATCCGCGAAATATTGTGACGCTGGGTTAGAGGTGCGACCCCCCGTAAGCGCCCACTCCGTGTAAGACTCCGCCCACGTTTCAGCACCATTTGTTCGCCCATACTCACTAACACTGTCAATGGCACCAGACTGAAACAGCGCGTAGTCATCTTGCGCCCCGCTCGATCGACGATCCAAGACGTGCCCGTATTCGTGGGTGACGTAGTAAGTCAATGGGCTCGCTGACTCGTAAGACGGCATGAAATGGCCTGGGTCTGGGCGTTCGGTAACTACGCCCTGCTCGACAAGACCGGGGCGCATGTTGATTGTCTTCTCGCCTCTAATGACGAATCCCATGGCGCCACCGTCGATGATGGCGGCCTCATCCCTGAAGGGCTGATCGCCGAAATGGACAACGAGATCCTTGACGGGATTGAGTTTCTGGACAGTGTCGATAGCGCCAAGTGCTTCATTCATCTTGGCAGGGTCGACTTGCTGGCTCGCATCATTGAACATCACACGGACAACGGTTCCATTGGGGCCGTCAAACTCGCGGGTGCGATCTGTGACCCTATCGGCAATCTCTTGCACGCGGCTTGGATCGTCATAGTGCTGGCTGAATCGCGACATCTGACGTTCGCGTACCGCATCGCGACTGCGCTCTGACCAGCCCTCGGGAAGATCAGATGTCCCGGCCTTGTGCGGGTTATGCGACGCCTGATTATGCGACCCATGCTTGACAACCGTGTCCATCACACCGCCTCATCCATCAGACGCAACTCCGCCAGCCACCTATCCATGTCCTGCGACGGCAAACCGGTAAGACCACGAGACGGCGGAATCAACACAGCCGTGCACCGACAATGCGGATGCGCCGGCGGCATCGTATGCCCAGTCGGGAACGCAGCGTTCCACTGCACCCGCTTCCCACTCAACGACGAACACACATCACACGGCTTCCCACGCCGAGACGCAGAAGGAGCCACAAGCCATTCCTTCTGCGACGACCCATCCAACAGGCCCGTCTTGTACGACGCATCCCACGAAGTCTGCCGCGCCATGTTCTGCGCCAACTGCAACTCCGTGCGGGCAATCATCTCCGCCCTACGCCGGATCAGCCTGTCCCGGTACGTCTTAGTCATCACGTCAGCCTTGGCCCGCGCCGCCTCCGGCGTCATCCCAGCCCTCACGAGTTGCCGGATCGTCGTCGAATCGTAGTTGTCGACAGCCCTAGCCCAGCGGGTATGCAGGCCCACGGTCTGCCGCAACATGCGGGCCGTGTCATACGGGGAACGGCCCTGCGCGAGAGAGTCACGGATGACGTACCGAATCGCCGTCCGGTTCGCCGTGTCAATGTCCGTTACCAGCATGGCAGCGCGAGTGTCGGCGTAATACACGGCCCTCGGATCCACGAAGTCGACAATCACGTTACGGATCGGGTTGATCGCGAACTCGTCGACACCGCCACCATCCGGCAGGGCAAGGCTCGACGGGACAATGATCCCCGAAGGCAACCGGACACCCGGATCTTGCAGGATCGGCACACCCGGCCGGGCATCATTCTGCACCAGTCGAACGAACTCTTCCTGCGCCCGACGCAGGTACGCCTTCTTGAGTTTCTCGGCGAGGCGTGCTTCCAGATAAGCGACCGTTATGTCGTTGATGAACTCTTCCACGGCACTCGGGTCGAGCGAAGAGATTGCGTTGACGAGCCACTCGATATCGGCAACCAGCCGTGTCTCCCGCAACATGCGGGCGATCTGGTCGGCGATTGCCTGCTCCGCCGGCGTGAAGGGGTTACTCGGGCCGTAGCCGCCGGGGCGCCGCTTGCCACCACGAGTCAGCGCCACGGGTTACTCCCCGAGTGCGGCGTCGAGATTATCCGCTATGCCTCGGAGGAACTCCCCGTCGTCATAGTCGGAAGCCCCATCGGCGACGGCACGCACCTCGCGGACAAATCCTTCGACCCCAAACCAGTTCGAGTCGGTGGCCGCATACCGACCAGCGTCGTAGAGCGACCCGGCTGCTGACTCAAGATCCCTAGCACGCGCAGATCCCGGCTCGACTCCACGCCTGCGCTCGTCAACCGCCTTCGCACCGTTTTTCGCGGCTTCAGTCACGCGCTCCGACCTCGAACCCCTCTTAGCGTGATCTTTCTGATTGTGGGATCCGTGCTTCGCAACCTCTTCGTCGTCGGGCTTAGGCTCCTCGTCAGCCTTCCTACCCCCACCGAACGGTGCGGCACCGCCAGGGAACGCCGGGGCGTCCGGCACAATCCCGGTGCGCTCGGCCAACTGGCGTTGCGCGTTCGGCAGAGCCAGGAGAGCCTTCTGGTCCTCTTCGCTCATGTCGGATCCGCCGGCGTCCTCTGTGTTGTGGGCCGCCGGGGGCAGGCCGGCGAGGTCGCGCAGGTGATCTTCGAGGGTGGGGTCGGGCACGAGGATGCCGGCGGCGGTCATCTTGGAGACGAAGTCGCTGATCTCGGTGAGGTCGACGTGTGCTACCTCGGAGTACACGAGGTTGGGGCAGCGGGTCGTGTCCATGCCGTTGAGGCGCATGAGGCGCGGGATGGCGTGGGCGTTGATCGTGTCGGCGATGGTTTTGCACAGGCTATCCACAGCCATTGTCCACAGGTCCATCTTCGTTGCGCCGAGGGCGAACGAACCGACCCGGTCGTGGCCGAGGAGGATGAAGTCGCTGAGGACCGACATGGCGATGCGCTGGTCATACCGCTGAATGATCTTGTCCGTGTCGAACTGGCGTGACCCGCCCGACGACAGCAACGTCAACTCGAAGAGTTTGTGGCCCGCCTCGTCGTAGATGACGGGGAAGATGACGCCCTCGTTCTCGTTCCGCTTGATCGAGGTGACGATCTCCTTGACGGCGTTCAACACACCGATCTGCTCCGGGGTTGCTGTCGAGGACAGGTACTCCGGGGGCACATGGGCGACGGGAAGGCCGGCGAGGTCACGCTCGATACCGATCGCTTCGATCTCTTCGATGCGGCGCTTGAAGTACCAGGGGCGGTAGGCGTTGCGAAGCAGGGAACGGCCCTCGGGGTTATTCTTCTGCGTCGTCGTGCGGAACAGCAGCGACTTGTCGATCGGGATGGTGTGCATCCCGCCACCGGACGGGTCGTACTGTGTGTACGCCTGGATTCCGCCGTCCTCGTCGAACTCCCACTTCATCCACGTCTCTTGGGCGCGGATCGGCCACTTGCGCCAGCCAATCTTGCCGTCATTGAACTTGGACCGCTTCTTCGGATCCTTCTGCTCCGGGCCGAGGCGACGCTTGTACACGATCTCGTGCCACGACCAGCCGAACACAACGAAAGACAGAATCGAGGCGAGCGCGGAGTCCCACGAGTCGCTCATATCATTGAGGCACTCTTCAACGAAACGGGCCGCCTCAACATCGTCCTCGGCGGGCTCGTCGGTGGCGCCGATCTCATTGAACGGGTCGATGCGCCATTCGAGGCGGGTGATGATCTTCTCGACGGCGAACAGGAATGAGCCGATGACCGGATCGTTGTCCGACATCTCCCGGTAGGTGCGGGTGCCGAGGCGGCCCCGCAACTGTGTGAGGAACTCCTCGTACACATAGCCTGAGGAGCGGCGTAGACCGGTTGAGCCTATCTCGGTGAGATCGGGCCTCGGTGCCATGTCTCTCCCGGCTGCTCGATGGTCATGGGCGTGCTACCCCTCGGGCTAGTGTACCGGCGTGCGTCACTGGGGGGTGGTTACGAGTCCGGCTTCGATGAGCGCGTCGGCGGTGCGCCCGTAGTGGCCTTGCAACGTCCATGCCATGCCGTTGTCGACGAGTGACTGGAAGAAGGCGATGGTGTCGTCTTCGCTCAACTCGCCCTGCTCGTATTTGATGAGTGTGTCGATGTTCATGGTGCTCTCCCTTCTGCCCCGCTGATACGGGGGTTAGTTATTCTTGGGTGGTGTGGTCTTGCAGGGGTACAGGGCGAGGCCCTGACGGAACGGGGCCATGATCCAGTTCTCGTGATGCCAACTCGACCAGCCGCCGTACTGTGTGGCGTCGAGGGTGCCGTGCCGGGTCAGTCCCCAGGGCTGCCAGTTGCGGCCCTTGTCGCTCCACCGGTACACGATCTTCGACTGGCGGTAGGGGTCCATCATGGCGGCCATCGACCACCACGGCTTACCGGAGTGCGCGGAGGCTTGGATCTGCCAGACCCCATACGCTCCACTAAACCAGGGTGAGTCAGCCCCGAGGTTCTGGTGCTTGGACTCGCGCCAGGTGATGGCCCAGGCTTGCTGGTGTGCCCTGCCGGTGAAGCCGGCCCGGTACAGGATCTTCGCCATGCGGTTCTTGCATGTCCATTCGGGCTTCGGCTTCTTGTCTAGTGCGGCCCGTGCTTCTTGTACAGATTGCTGTACAGGTGGCGGGGGTGCCGCTTCGGCGTCGAGGGACGCGGTGAAGGCGAGCGGGATGGTGATGAGGGTCGCGAGGGTGATGTCGCGGATGTTGCGGCCTCGTGCGGTGAGTCGCATAGAGGTTCCTTTCGTCAGCGTGACTCCCGTGCGAGGAGCCAGAGGGCGAGGGCGATGAAGGTCCATCCGGCGAGGATGGACAGGGCGACTGTCATCCGGTCATCTCCTCGAAGATCACGACGGCGAGGCCGTAGGCGATGGCGGCGAGTGCGAGTGCGGCAGCCAACATGGTTCTCCCTTCCGCCGGGAGTCCCCCTCCCGGTCAACCCCAGTGTAGCATAACGGGGGTTTCAGGCGGCGTAGGTGTGGCAGACACACTCATAACGCTCGCCACGCTCCATGAAGCCGTGACGGCAGCCCATCACCGTGTCATGCTCCGCTGCCAGATGGCGGCACTCGGCGCACTTCGTGTCGATGTCAGCGATCATCATCATTGTCTAGTCACCTCCTCTCGCCTAGAACGGCGGGATGTCATCTTGAACGGGAGTGGCCCACGGGTCGTCCAGCGGCTTCACAGCCACGCCGGCGCTCTCAGCCTTCCGGTACACGCCGCGCTTCAAGTCAGGGCCGATCGAGTAGGCGTTCACCTTGAGGGACTGCCGCTCGGACCCATCCTTCGCCGTGTAGGTATCCATGTACTGCCGGCCCACGACGATGACCTGATCGCCCTTCCGCAGCGACTCGACAGCGTTCTCCCCGAGGCCCTCCCACGCCTCGACCCGATACCACGTCGTCTCCGACTCGACCCAGGAACCGTCCGGCTGCTTCGTCGACTTCGACGTGACCATGCTGAAAGAGGCAACGGACTTGCCGGCCTGAGTGAAACGGATCTCCGGGTCGCCGCCGAGACGGCCAATCAGTGTGACGTTAGTAGACATGCTTTTCCCTTCAAGAGGCTTTCATAACGGGGATGGGAATGATGTTGCGCTGCCGGCGGAGCAGGCGACGCTGATGCTCAGTCGTGCCGCCCCAGATCCCCACGACGTTGACGTGTAGGGCGTACTCCAAGCAGGCGTCCTGCATCGGGCAAACATCGCACAGAGCCTTGACTTCGCGGATGTCCCGATAGACGATGCTGTTATCGGGGGTAAAGAACAGGTCGGTTCCCACCTGTGCACAAGGCTCGGAACCGGTAAAGGCTGGGTACTTCATGCACATTCTCCCTTTCGTTGTTTCAGACGGTCTTCACGAGTTGAGTTGTCGGGCCGGACACGGTAACCGTTCCGCCATACCACCCCGCCCGCGACGCCGTCGAAGTTGCTCTTCGAGGGGCGAACGGTAGTGATGCACTGCTCGACGATGGTGCACCGCTGGCAGTAATAGAGAGCGAGGCTGGCTTCGGGAAACTGGTAGTGATCGAACACTGAAGGTTCGACCCCAATACATGCGGCATCGGATAGATCCGCAATCACGCTCACCTCCGGTTGAGAGCCTGGGGTTCAGGCTACCCTACCTGGGGTGAATGGGCAATCATCGGTCAGTCGTCGTCTATCTCTTCGCCGTCATAACTGTCGACATCGAGCATTTCGCCGGCTGCACCGAGTAGCCCGTTGATTCGCCACTGCGGGTCGTCGGACGCCCACGCGGCGACGCTGGCGGCCCCAGTTTCGTCGAGGTATTCGCAGACAACTATCCATGTGGTGATCATGACGGGGCCGCCTTCATCGGCGGCGAGGATGGCCTGGACGGCGTCGGGCAACACCCGGTGCGGTTCGGGCTTCTCGGGGTCCGTGGTCACGTTCCAAGGGTAGAGCCTTGGCGGGCTTTCAGTAGGGCGCAGGTGGGGCATCCGGTCGTGTCGAGGCGGGCTTCGGTGGTCCATGCTCCGCAGGAGGGGCAGCGGGTGATTGCGGGGTGACTCATGGGTGGGCCTTTCGGGCGTTTCGGCGGCAGAGGGCACAGTAGCGGGGGCCTTTCGGTTCGTCGTGTGAGCAGGTGTCAGGGAGGTTGTCGAGGGGGTCGGGGCGTGTGCGGGCTCGGGCTCGGAAGGCCGCAGCGGTCCATTCAGGGTTGGGGGTGGGGATGGGGTGTCCTGACATGGTGGCGGGGCTGTGGGGCTCGCAGTAGGCGCCTGAGGGGTACAGGAGGGCGTCTTGGCCGCAGGTGGTGCTGGTGTCGGGGTGCCAGTACCCGCAGGTGTGTTTCCTACTCACGAGTAACCTTCCGGTGGGGGCAGGTTCGGGGCGCAGGTCTACCTCTCCGGCCCTGACGCTGAAGTGCCCCGTCAGGGTCGGGTCGTGGGCAGCCTTCACGTCATGAACCTCCGTGTTGACGCCCCGAACCTAGGTCTATGGCATGAGCCGGGTCACGTCGATGCCGGCTGTGGTTTCGAGGATCTGAAGCCCGCTCTCGTACTTGCGGGTGAGTCGGGCTCGGGTGGCGGGATCCGCGATGCCGTCGATGCGCTGGTAGTTGTCGATGACATCGGAAGTCTTCACCCATGCGGCGATGGGGTGCCGGGCGAGCCGCGTGACGTGGTCGACATAGGGCTCGTGCCTGTCCGTGCGCGTGAGTAGGGCGACGGCCTCAATGACGTGGGGGTGTGCGCCGAGGGCTCGTAGGTCGTCGAGGGTGTGGGGTGTGTCCTCGACAACGTCGTGCAGGAGGCCGGTGATGACGTAGGTGTCACCGAACTCGTGGAGGCGGGCTCCGACTCTCAGGGGGTGCAGGATGTAGGGGGATCCTTGCATGTCGACTTGCCCGTCGTGTGCTCGGGTGGCGAACTCGATGGCGCCTTCAATGGTGTTCAGGCTCATGCTTCGATCTCCTCGGGCTCGGGGATGGTGGACAGGGTGAAGCCGGTGCGGCACACCTCGGCGGCCCACATTAGATCGTCGATCTGGCGTTCGCGCTCGGCGGCGAGGAGGTCGGCGTGGGGCACGTTGAACTTGTGCCAGTAGGCGGGGTCGCTCATGGGGTCGAGCATCATGCAGGCTTGAGCGATGAGGTAGAGGGCGTGCTCGTAGTGGCGCTTGCCGTTGTGGCGGTTCTCGGCCATGCGGTCGAGGTAGACGCCGACGAGGTGATCTCGGCCTTCGAGGTCTTTCGCTTCGATGCCGATCCCGGCGCAGCGGCGCAGGATCATGCGCTCCTCGTCGTCGAGGTAGGTGAGTGAGTAGGTCTGCATTATGCCTCCTTGGCGTCGGCGAGGAAGGCGTCGACCCACGCTCGCATCTGTGGGACGGTCTCCCACGTTCCGTACCGCTCGGGCATCGTAAACATGGTTGTGGCCCAGTCGCCTCCGGGGCGACGTGCACCGAACATCAGTCCGGCGCCCTTGAGGCCGATGGCCTGGATCTCGGTGCCGGCTTCGCTTGTCCACTCGGCGGCGATGCCGGTGCCGGTCGCGAGCGGGTAGATGGCGATGTTGCTCATGGCTAGTCCTCCTCGACGATGAGTGAGCCGACCTGATTGCCGTTGTGGTCGCGAAGCAGGAACTCGGTGGTCTCGCCGGTTGCGATGTCGCGGTCGTTGAGTCGCTGCATGGCCTTTCGCATGAACTCTAGGACGGCGGCCTTGTCGAGGTCGTCGTCGAAGCGGAAGGCGGCGTTGTCTGTCTTGAATGACAGGGTGATGCTGCTCATGGGTTGCCTCCTAGAACGGTGGTGTCGGGTCGGATGTGGGGAAGAAGCCGGTGGCCTTGGCTCGGGCGATCATGCACGGCTTGCACGGTGTGTTCGTGAAGTAGCCGAGCGGGTCGTCGTGGCCGCACGCGGCGAGTAGCCCGGTCATCGGGGCTCCTCGAAGTCGGGCTCGGGCTGCGGGTCGAGGTAGCCGGTGTTCTGGTCGTATTCGCGGGTCTCGGTGGTGCGGTAGTTCTTGATGTTGGCGGCCCACTCCTCGTAGGGGATCTCGGTGCGGTCGAGCAACTCGATCATGCGGGTGCCGTCTGCGGACCAGAAGGCCCGGCGGTATGGGGTTCGGTACATGATGTTCTCCCTTCGTTCAACCCCAGTGTAGCACACGGGGGTTATGCGTCTGGTGAGCACCCCGCCGTCCAATGACAGACGGTGATGTCATGCTGAAGTCGCGTCTCACACGCCCAACGCGGCTCCTCGCAGCAGTCCGTCATCGTCAGGCAGACCTCGCCGCACTGATTCGGGCAGCCCTCCTCGATCATCTTCAGGACGTGGGCGTAGGCGTCGCTCTTGCCGCGCTTGTGGGCACGCTCCTCGGGCGTCCACATGGCTAACCCTCGTCCGAGGCGTCGAGGATCTCGAAGTCGCCGAACGCCTTGCCGGTCATGGCGCAGGCGTTGAGGTAGTCGAGGGCTTGCTCTCGATCGCCGTAGGTGGCGATGAGGTTATTCAGGTAATAGACGCGGTACGGTGCGCGGCTCATGGCTTGCCTCCCCAGAATGTCGGGCGGCACTTCAGGCAGTCCACCGCAGCGAACAGCGGCGATACCTCGAAGGCCGGATCGGTCTGTGCAGTGGCTCCGCACATGGCTTCCCATCGAGTCATCATCGTGCGATGCACGCTCATGCGTTCGCTCCCTTCGGGAAGTCGTAGGAACGGAAAGCGTGCGCCTCCCAGACGCGCTCGCTGATCTCATCCATGTACACGTCAGTCAACTCACCCTTCGGGAACTTCTTGCCGGCGCGATTGAAGACGCGGCGCACGGTGTAGGTGTCGCGGCCCTCGACGTACTCGACCTCGACCGTGTAGCCGGCGCCGACTGGCAGCACGAGGGTGCCGTCGACGAGGTAGCCGCGTCCGCCGGAGACGGCGAGGAATGTGATGCGCCCAATCTGGTCGAGCAGTGTGTTCTTCTGGTCGATGTCCATGAAGCCCTCCTTAGAAGTCGGTCGGTTGGGTGTAGGTCTCGCCGTTCAGGGACATGAGAACGACTCCAACGTCGCCGCCCTTGACCTTCTTGCGGGTCTTCGCCTGGAAGGCGAGGATGGCGGCCTGTTGGGCGCCGTAGAGTGTGTCGGCTTCGACGGTCATCTCTTGACCGTTCCAGAAAGCGGCGTAGGTGTTCATGCTGTCTCCTTGGCGAGTGCGCTGGGCTTGTCTTCGGATTCGCAGGCGAGGCAGAAGTCGGCGTTGCTACCGAAGTAGGCGTAGCCGGACTCCTCGTCGACTGCGATCGGCGGGACGATCTGTGTGCGTCCGCAGGTGGCGTGGATGATGGTCATGGTTCCGTCAAGAGCGACGGTATAAGTGGCGTTTTTCATTGGGTCTCCCTTCCCTGTCTAACCCCCAGTGTATCACACCCCGGTTTGGTCCTCGGATAGGGGGGTATCGAGCACCTGCCGCACCCGCTCCCGAGTCACCCCCAACACCATAGCGATCGACTGAAGCGTCACCCCATCACGCCGCAACACCCGCAACTCGCGGATCAGGGCGTGCGCAGCCCGCGTCTCCCAACGGCTCCCGTACCCGGCGGCGGCCTTGACGTTGTCGCTCTCGTACCGGATCCACTCCACCTCCTCAGGCGTCAAGGGACGGTGCTTCAGGGGCTTCACGGCCCTCCTAGAGGCCCTGGTGATGGTTCGGCGCGACACCAGCAGCAGCCCCTGGCGGCGGGCCTTGAGGATCTGCTGATTCACCGACCCATCCGGCCACCCAATCGCCCGAGCCATCGCCGGCGTCGATACACCGTCGAGATACAGCGACGCAGCAACCCGCCGGAACTCGTCATTGTTCGCCCGGCGCTCCTCAGTCCATGGCGGAGTCGACGCGAACATGGCGGCGGTCACCCGCAGCCACTCAGCCTCCAACGGAGTGAGCGGGCGACCCTCCCAGGCTTTCACTGTCTTACTCATGAGCGCCTCCTCTTGGCGTACTTGGCTTTCAGTTGCTCCCGCATCTCAGCGGGCATGATGTTGTGCTTCCCGGCCAGAGCCTTCTCGATCAGGGCCATGCGCTGACGCAACCGCTCCTTGTCGGCCTCGTCGCGAGTGAAGCCGAGGTAGTCGACTGCCGAGTGCCACTCGGACACGGCGGTGCGCTCGGTCTTGATCTCCTCCATGTAGTTGCGCCCGTAGCGGTTCGGCAGCATCAGCGGCTCACCGGAAGCGGTCGGCGCGGCGGCCCTGCGCTTGGCGTCCCGCTCGGCCTTCTTCGCCTCACGCTCCGCCTTAGCGGCTTCCTTCGCCACCTTGTCGGCGGTCACGATCGTGGTGGGCCGGTTCAACACCTCGGCAGGGGCCGACGGGTAACACACGGTGCAGGCGGTCTCGCCAGCGGCCTCGACGATCTCGGTCTCGTCCGCGCCGGACAACTGAGGCAGCCAAGCGAACTCGGTGGTCGGGAAGCACGTCGAGCAGTCTTGCGACTTGTGGACGTGGCCGTTGCTTGCCTTCACGAGGAAGGCCCGGTTCCAGTAGTAATCCCGGTAGCAGGCGGCCAACTCGGCGATCTCCTCGTCGATGGCGGCGGCTGTGGCGAGGTTGCGGTCGTAGGCGGTCTTGACCCGCTCGAATGAAGCCGCATCCCAGGACTCGGGCGTGGCGTAGAGGGCGTCCTCGAAGGTGCCGTCCCATTCGCGGGTGCGCCAGTCGCGCTTCTGTCCGGCGTAGCGGCGGATGGTGTCTTTGATGATGCCGCGCTCGACGGCGAAGGTGTAGTCGGCCCAGGACAGGTCGGCGAGTCGCTCGTCGACTGTGCGGGCTAGTTCTCTGATGCTCATGGGGTCTCCCTTCCCTTCACCACGAGTGTACCATACGGGGGTTTAGTTCCAGCCACGGCACCCGCAATAGAACCTGTCGAACTCGGACGGAGCACGCTCCTCGAAGCCGTGATCCGTGATCCCAGCCCGCCCCGTCAGCGGATTCCACTTCAGGTGCGCGATGCGGGAGTAGCCGCAGCGACAGTGGTCGACCGCCCACCCCGAGCCCGGACCCCGATACTCGACGAAAGCGGCGAGCGGATTCGTCGAGTCGGTTTCGGCGCCGCAGTGGCAGCGGGCTCGGCGGCCTTCGAGTCTGTCATCCGAGAGCGGCATGGAGCACCTCCATCTCGCCGTTCAGCCACTCCTTGAACACCTCGACCTGATCCTCTTGGACGTACACGGTGATCGCAGTCGAGAACACGTTGCTCGTCGGATCCGCAGCCACCGCCACATTCACGGGTGGGGCCTCATCCTTCAGGGACTCGACCCACTCATTGAACGGGCGCTTACGGGCACCGGTCGAGTCGCCCCAGCCACCGGTGGTCCAGCCTTCGAGGCCGACCTCGGTCCAGCCCTCGATCGTGGTCACGTTGTAGCCGCGCCACGCGCTCGTCGAGTGCCAGGTGCGTCGCGCCTCGATCTCGGGATCGTCGCCGTACTTGCTCATGGAGAACTTGTCTCCGACATACACCCGGTCGGGGCCGTCGCTGTCGCCGGGGTAGTCGGGGCCGTAGAACAGGACGGTCGAGACGTGCTGCGACTCGGACTCATAACACGGCTCGCACAGCCACTCTTCGGCGATGTTCGCCCACTGCATGTAGTCGGTGTCGAGGTCGAACGTCTCTTCGCAGGATCCGCACTTGACGTTACGGTCGTCGGTACTCATGCTGCACTTCCCTTCGGGTTAGCGGCGTTCCAGCCCTTCATCCATCCGGCGTGCCACGAACTCGTTTCGGACGCGACCAGCAAGGTCATCGCCCAGTCGCGCTCCTCCTCGGAAGCGCCTTGGGCTCGGAGCAGTTCACCGATGAGGTGGTAGGCGCGGCGCGACTCGATCGTGCCGGACTTGCTCGGGTAGTCGGCGAGGAACTTGTCGATGCGCTCCTCGGTTGCTTTCATGTCGAATGTCGTGGTGTCCATGTGGGTGTCCCTTCTACTGAGGTGGTCGCGGTTCGCCGTCTGCGCGGTAGCCCCACGGGGCTGCGCCTTGGGCGTATTCGATGAGTGAGGTGATCTCGGCGGTGGCGCCCATGGCGTCAAGTGCTTGAGCGAGTGCCTCGTCAGTGTCGTTGGCCTTGAGTGCGGCTTCGAGGTCGCGGAGGTCTTCGCGGATGCGCTTGGCGTAGGCGCGGATCTGTGTCTTCTGCATTGGGTCTCCCTTCCCTGTCTCTACCCCGAGTTTAGCATACCCCCATTTAGGCTCTATCATCGGGGTCATGGTCGAACGATGGATCTGGCGCTGCACCCTCTGCGGGAAGACAGGCATCGCGAAGGATGCGAGTCGAGGCTTCACTGAGCACTACGTGGCGACCCACTCGGACCCCCCACTGTCAGGGGCATAACCCCCGTATGGTATCCTCGTGGTGTTGGCCGGGGGGACCGGCCAGGGAAGGGAGCCCACCATGAAGATCGACTGCTCGAACTGCATGACCACCATCACGGTCGACCCCGATGCGGGCACGGCCACTTACACCCGTCCCGGCCAGGGGCAGGGCCGCAAGCGCATCCCGACCGAGACCATCGTCAAGCCCGCTTGGGACGAGGATTGCCTGCTGGTCTGGGAGGCGCCCTGCTGCCCCGACTACGTCGACTCTTTCGAGGAGGGGACATGAGCACCGACTTCACCCTGCAACTGCTCGGGATCCACGCCGGCAAGGGCGCGACCATCCACCTGTACGACCTCGACGGCGAGCGCCGCTTCACCGTCTGCGGGCGCCGCATCGGCGTGAACCCTCGACTGCTCGGCCCTGGCAACTCAACGAGCGTGTCGGCGGATCTCGCCGATTGCCCGAAGTGTCGCCGGAACTCCACGGCCTACTAGGCCCCTCGATCTCCGGTGGGGGACATGCGACACCCCCCGACTCGCTTCCCCCACCGGACCCCCCACTGACATCCGCCCAACCCCCGTGCAGTACAATGGGGGTTGAGAGAAGGGAGCACCACATGACCAAGAAATGCCGCGAGTGCTACGCCCGAGTGGGCGCCGATGGATGGCGCTGCGACCCCTGCGCCGCCCGCTGGAAGAAGTACACCGACGACTACATCGCAGCCCGAGCCGCATCCGGCGGCAAAGGATGGGAGCACGCCAACTGCGACCACGCCTACGGGTACTGCGCCGCAACCCCAACCAACACCTTCGAGTCCTGCAAGGGCTGCCGAGACGCTGCCGCCAAGGCCGCCTCGACCGGGCTCGACTACATCTGCATCGCCCACGAAAGGAGCCCCGCATGAGCAACATGGACATCACCCCCGAGCAGTACCTCGAACTCGGCATGACCCGCAAGGGCCTGATCCTCGACCTCGTCAACAGCATCGACAGCGACCTGCTGATGCTCGCCAAGGACGAGTACGCCGCCAACGACGGAGCCACGACGGTCGCCGACCGGGCCACACGCCGGCTGATGAACCTCGTCGCCCTCATCGAGCCCGACCTCATCAACATCAACCCCGAGGAGAACGCATGACCGAACACGCGCCCTCCATCACACACATGAGCCTCAAGGCACGGCAACGCGCCGCACGGCAGTGGGCCACATGGCGCAACGCCGGCGAAGGCGCCGAGATCACCTGCCAGCGGGCCTACGAACTCACCGGCATCGACTGGTACGGTCAGCGCGACCCGCGAGTGCCCGTCCGGCTCACCGCCGTCGCCATCAACTACATCAAGAAGGGAGAACGCCCATGACCACCACCATCATTCACAGCGACACCTACTCACACTGGGCGTTCGACCCCGAGCACCCCACGCAAGGCCGCCGCTTCGACAAGGGCCTCGACGCAATCACCATGGCCCTCGAAGAGGACGGCCGCCAGTATCGGATCGTCGAGCCCGAGCAGGCCACCCTTTACGACCTGCACCGGGTACACACCATCGGTTACGTCTCCAAGGTCGAGCAAGGCTTCAGCGACGAATGGTCCGGGGCACGCCCCGACCTCGGATCCCTGGCCTCACTGTTCGTCGGCGGCACACTCACCGCCCTTGACGCGCTCACGAAGACCAAGGGGCTCGCCGTCAACCTGCCCGGAGCGAAGCACCACGCCATGGCCGACCATTCCAGCGGATTCTGCGTGTACGCCGACTTCGCGATCGCAGCCGACATCGCCACCGAGCAAGGCCACCGTGTAGCGATCCTCGACATCGACGCGCACCACGGCGACGGCACCGAGGCGCTCACCCGCAGAAACCCGAACGTGCTCACGTTCAGCGTGCACGAGGGCGGCATCTTCCCCGGCACCGGGCTCACGGACGACAAGCAGCACAACGTGTACAACGACCCTCTGCCGCAACTCAGCGGCGGCGGGCACCTGCTGAACGCCGTCGACCGGTTCATCGAAGTTGGTGACCCGTTCGAGCCGACCATGCTTTTCATCGCCGGCGGTGCCGACGGGCATTGGCGTGACCCGCTGTCGAGCCTGCTGTACTCCCTCGAAGACTACGAGGAGGCCATGTGGCGGGTTCGCATGACGTTCACGTCGCTGCCGATCCTGTTCGGTGGTGCCGGCGGGTATCAGCCTGACGGTGGCACGCCCCTATCGTGGGCAGCCATGATCCGGGGACTCACCTAGAGCGCACCCCACGAGTTGACCTGCCCGATTCCGATCGGCTTCACGTTCGGCACGGTCTTCCCTGGCGGTTCATAGATCGCGAGCAAGATCGCCTCGGCACGGTCAGGGCTCGACACGCCGCGCCGCTTCATCTCGGCTTTCGTTTCGATTTGGATGCGGCCGGCGGAGTCTGCCTTGAACGTGGGGCCGGCCAACTGGGTCATCACTTTCCGGTCCACTTCGAGACACAGGTCGGTGGGGCCATCGGCCCTGGGTTGCATCATGAGGCGCCCGTTCCACCACAACTCCGAACGAATGTTACGGAACTTCTGCGGATCCTTCGCCCGCTCGGCCACATTCACCGGCACGATCGTGGACTTGTGCCGGCCTTCCTGCCCCCACGTCTGCAACATGGACACCACACCCCAGCCGACGCCGATGGTGTCGATCTTCACCCTGACGGGGTTCGTGATGTCGCGTTCCGTGTGGACGGCTTCGGCCTCGTGGATAGCGGCGAGCGCGATACCGGCCACGTCGACCGCGTTCTGATTTGTTTGCCCGCTCGACCGGTGCACGATATCGACATAACCGCCGTCCGCTTTGGCGATGACGTATTCGTCTCCGCCGTCTGCCGCCACGTCGATGCCGAGCCGGATCTCACCCCGAGGGATGGCGTCCTCATTCTCTGCGGACCTTTCGCACCACGAATACGGGATGACCTTGTTCGCTGTTGAGCGTGGGAAGCGTGCCAGGACACGGGCTTCAACGAACGGCGAGTCGTCACCGAACTCGGTGATCACGTCGTCGACCCATTTCTTGTCCACGAGGTGATCGGTGATGTAGTGGTCCCCTACCTGGGGTGGGCACGTCTTGCACAGGCCAACAGGTTCGCCCGTGAAGTTGGGGGTGTCATAAGCCGAGATCGTGATGGGGTGATACAGGGGCGAGTTGAAGCACCGCTCGAACCACGAATCCTCTTCATCGGTGGGCGGGTTGCCGAGGAGGAGGAGGCGGGTGTTGCCGCCAGTCATAAGTGCTTCGAGGGCCTGACCGACGACTTCCCCGATACCGCCGGCCTCGTCGACCACGATGAGCAGGTTCGGTGAGTGGATGCCCTGCGTGGCGGCCTCATCGTAAGGGGACGGGGAGAAGCCATAGGCGGCCACATCTCCACTGACCTTCCACATCGACGTAAGTACCTCGCCGGGCAGTTTCCCGATGTAGTGGCAGCGGCGAATGTGAGGCCAGATGATGTTGCGAACCTGCCGGTGCGTGGGGGCGATCGTAATCGCGAGGCTCGTGCCCGGTGCGTGAGACGCAACCCACCACGACACGATGCGGGCCGACAGCCACGACTTACCGGGAGCGTGACAAGCGGCGACAGCGGTGCGCTGATTCTCGATCACCGAGTTGATGATCTCCCGCTGCTTCGACCACACCGTTTCGCCGAGGGCCTCGGTGATGAACTTCAGGGGCTCTTCCTCGTACTGAGCCCACGGGTTGCCTTCCTCAGCGGCCAGCAACCGGTCGAGGTGAACTTTCTCGTGAGCGGTCAACGTCGTGTAGATGCGGAGCCGCTGCTCGGGTTCTGCCGTGAGTACCCGGTCGACCAGTCTCACTGTGCCTCCCAGAATCTCGCCCACTGTTCAATGTCACCGGTCACGTCTTCTATTCCGTCCCGGTAGGCGTGGGCCTCAGCGACGGTGTGGTCGAGGCGCACCGGTCGGGCTTGCGCTTTCGGTAGGAGCCGGTCACAGATCCACTCGTCGACCGCTTCACACGCGAGAGCGGCGACGGCCTGCACCTGGGCGGGAGTCCAAGCCTCGTACAGGATGCCCCCGAGGCGGTGCGCGACGTAGTCCTCCCGTGTCACGGCTTGTAGCCTGCCTCTTCGAGGAGCCGTAGGAGGGTGGCGAACTTGACGGCGGCGGGCCAGTCGTCGATGCGAGCGGGACCGTATCCGTCTGGGCGGATGATCGTGACGGGCAGTATCCCTTCGGATATCCGCTCGGTCTGCTGGTTGAGGGCGCCGGTGAGGTCGAGGCCCCGGCGGGCTTTCACTTCCACGTCGACCCCGAGAAGACCGAGAATGTCGGTGCCTTGCCGGCCTGCCCCGGTCGGCTCGGCGTAGATCCAGCCCGCTTCACGGAACCGTTCAGCGACGATGCGCTGCGAGGCGTAGCCCCGGTGCTTCCTGTGCTGTGACGGCATCACGCCTCCGAGATGTGGGGGTTGCCGGCCCGCTCGTCGAGGCGGCCACGCTCATACCCGTTGCTGTACGCCTTGTATGTCTGCTCCCGCACAATCTTCGACACCCGTATGAGGGAGTCCTGATCGGCGCGGATCTCAGCGATGCGCTTACAGTCGGCGCAGTCGCCGCTCTCAGGGTTGCGGCAGTACATGTCGTGCACTACTCACCTCGGGTTTCGAGGATGCGCTGCACCTTCCGTTCCAGATCCTCCGTGGACACGTCAAGCCGAACTGGTCCACCTTCAGCGCCGGTGACCTCGGAACGGTCGAAGCGGCCCCACTGTCGGGGGAACTTGCGTTCGAGGATCCAGGCGGCGGCTTGCCAAGTGCCGTTTCTGGCGTGGTTGGCGATTTCGCCGAGGAGGTCGACGGCTGCTTCCGACTGGGCTCTTTCTACTGAGTGCAAGAACTGCACGAAGGGTGCCTCGTCGGGGTCGGATGCTAAACCGGCGTTGATGCGGTCGCGTTCGGTGCGTCCGCGTTCCATCCACCCGTGGTAGGTGCGTGTGGAGATGCCTGCGGCTTGGGCGGCGTGGTCGATGTAGGCGCCGTTGCGGAGCGCGTTGGTGATCGCTTCGAGGCGGTCGTCGTCGAGGAGTGTGGGGCGTCCTGTTTTCTTCCCTGCCATGCCGGTTATGTTACATGGGGTTCAGGGTTATGGGGGTTGGGCGCGATTAGTCTTCGTCGTGTTCGACGTAGCCGAGGAACTCCCAGATGTCGTCGTCCATGGGCATGATTCTACCGGTGTGCTTGTTATGTTGGGAAGTCTTCTTCCGTGTATGATAAGTCCAGGGTTAGGTGTATTGGCCTACGGCTTCGGCGTTGAACTGTGTCTTGTGTGCGGAGGCGAGGGAACGTCCGACTTCGATTTGTACGCCGAGGGTGCGGATGCGTTCTTTGCAGGCGCGGACTTTCTGCTGCGCGATCTCGTAGATGAGGTTCTCGTCTTGGGTTTCGTAGATGGCGATTTGTTTCCGCAGGTCCATTGAACCCTGGTTGTCGAGGAAGGCGCGTGCGTAGGCGACCTCGTAGGCCGACTTCGCTCGGACGGCTTCCTCGTCGAGGACAGCGATCTCCGAGGTGGCCGCGTCGAGGAGGCGAGACAGTTCGGCGAGGCGTTCGAGGGACTGCATCTGTGTGGGGATCACGGGACGGTTTCCCACAAGCCCGGCGTATCAGGTTCCCCTTCGGACCATCCCAAGTTCGACACGGTCACTCCTCGATTTCGTGCACGGGTGCCTTCTTCAGGCTGTAATACCGGTGGCAGGCAGGGCAGAGACGCCAGTCGCAGTGCGTGCAGTGACGGGTGGCTCGGTCTGCGAACATGGGAAGGTTGCAGTACGGGCACCTGACGGCATCCACGACGACTCCTTCCTCTTCAGTCAAGGGTAGTCGCTTTCCATCCTCGGCAGGGGCATGGGACGAGGAGGCTGTAGAAGTCCAGGCATGCCGGGTCGACTCGTGCGTTGCACGCTGCGACAGCCCGATCACCGTGGGTGGTTTCGCGGTGCCCGCACTCACACATCATCATCGTCACTCCACACGTCTGCCATGTCGCCGAGGTGGCTGAGCGCGATAACGATGTTGGCGATGAGCACACCGCAGGTTGCCCCTACGGCGGCGATGGCTGCGATGGCCCACGGGTTCACGGCCAGTGCCTTTCGTTCTGCGGAGGGGAGCGACGTTCGGTGCTGTGTAGATGATTGAGGGATTCGAGGTATCTCCGGGCTTGCTTCTCTTCGTGTCGTTGACCGGCGAGGAAACTCATGTTCAAGGCGAGCACGATTGCCACTGATCCAAGAATCAAGAACGCGAACCAGAGGACGATCTCGGTCATGTCGCGTTAGCGGCGTTCTGCTGGGCGATGTACTCGCGGAGGATCTTGTACACGTTCTGCTCCGTGGTGCCCATGGCTTCGGCGATCTCACGGTAGGTGACCTTGCTGTCGCGGAGACGCTGAATGATGGAGCGGCGTGAGTGTGAGATTTCTTCGATGTCACGCTGGCGCTGCCGAATCTGCATGGTGAGTTCCTTGACGGATTCAAGATCATTCTTTGATGCGGTGTCGACTGCGATAGTCACTTGGTTTCCCTTCCGTTTCAGGTCATCTGATCCTACCCCACTTTCAGCACGGGGGTTAGATGCGTGTTTGGTTCCGTCGTTGCCGAGAATCCACCAGTTTCCGTGACCGTCTCTGAACGGGTGTTCGACGGGAATGTCACGGTCGTACAAGATGATGCCGTGGTCGAGTGATTGCCGGCGATGCGCTTCGACCCATCCGTGGCAGCCGGTGGTGCCGGATCCGCAGAGCAGGAGCAGGTTCGCGGGTTCGTTGCTGTCGCTGCGCCGTGTCCCTCCCATGCGGCGGGGCCGGCGGTGGTGCACGCTGGCTTGCCCGTGGACGGGGGTGTAGCAGCGTTCGCACTGGTAGTGCGCCCGCAGGGCTACGGTCTCTCTTGTGGCGGGTGTGGGGCCGCTCACGAGGCAGCCTCGATCCTTCTGGGGTGGACCTTGGCTCCTTGGGTGAGGACGATGCCCATGGTGGTGCATGGTTTCCCGGCGTGAGCCTTGCACCAGGGGCAGCGCAGCCGCATGGCTTTCCGGTACGTCCCCCAGTCCTGAGCCCCTAGGGCGGCGTATGCGGCCTCGACGGGGGTCACTCGACTCTCCGGGCCAGGTTGCCGTATTCGATGGCCCTGTGGGCTTGTGGGAGGCTCTGGCGGGCAACCCCGAGGACGTGGTCGGCCACCTTCTCCGCCTCGTCCTCCGTGAGACCGTCCCCAACTCCGCGATACCAGGCTTGCTGCCACTGCTGATAGGAAGACGTATCACTCGGGTCAATGGGGGGTAGGGGTGCGATGCGATCGCCGATGCGGACCTTCCGCACCGCCATCACCTTCGAGCGCACGTCCGCCGGCGTGATCGAGTGCGGCGACTCCCGGTAGTGGGCGATGACGGCTTCGCGGCAGTCGTCGAAGCGCAGGTCACCGATGACGGCGTGCCACGCCTTCGCGTCGATGTCGCCGTACATGCGCCGGGTATCGAGGGCAGTGATCATCGCCAGCACTGCGGCTGTCTCACGCATGTCCACTGTCGCTCCCTACGAGGAGATGGGTCAGTCCAATGAGGCGCTGGTCGGCAGTGCTCGCCCCACCCCTCATTGTAGTCGGGGGGTTGAGGATCATGTTGAGTTCCGAGGCGAGCGTCGACGGATGCAAGCCCTTGGCGCTGACCGATCGGAGGGCTTCAAGGATCTTGTCTGCGGGGAAGCCTTGGTCAATGAGGAGCCTGACCTCTCGGGCTGTCTGCCCAACTACGCGATCCGGTGGACGCACCTGTAGTCCGTCGATCCAGGCAGTGATGATGGTGCCTGAGTTCGCGACGGCAGTCGCGGGAACTAGGTCTTGGTTGTTATTAGACGGTTGTAAAGACGGTTGCTTAGGGGTGGAGTTGGGGAGTGACCGGTCAGAGTTGGGGAGTTGCCCGTCAGAGTTGGGGGGTGCGTCCCCAACATTCTTGGGGGCTTCGGGGCGCATGATCTCCCCATCTTCGTTGAGGACGAACGGCAGTAGCCGGTACTCCGTGGCCTTGCCCTTGCTGTTGCCTTTCCGTTCGATCGTTAGCGTGCCGTCCTCGACCATGCGGAGCACGCACTGGCGGACGTATTCCACGGAGCAGCGGGCCTTGCGGGCGAGAGAGTTCTGGCCGGCGTAGAACCAGCCCTCATCGTTGGCGTGGTCAGCCATGGCGAGATGCAGAAGCAGGCGTGCCCCGTCATAGGGTGAGTCGGACCAGATACGGTCCATCCACTTGATGCTCACGGCGACTCCACATGGCCGCAGTTGGAGCACGGCTTGGGCTTGCGTCCGTGAGCCTCGACCTCACGTTCGTCGATGTAGTACAGGTGGACGTACACTTTGCACCGGTCACGGGTCTCCGTCAGCCGAGCGATCTTGGCGTCCTTGTGGAGCACGGACAGGGCGCCGGAGGCGGTGCCGTGATGCCAGCCCATCTTGTCGCCGAGTTCCTTCCACGTCACGCCTTCAAGGCCAGCCTGGAACAGGGCGAAGAGGGCAGCGGACTGCCGGTAGGAGGTTTCGCCGGAGGCGTCCGCCGTGACAGCGCGAGCCCGTGACGTGCTGGACCCTGACCATCCCGACGTGTCGGCGTAGGGGAGTGAGACACCGTCATCCCCGATGAGTGTCAACTCCTCTACGCCCATGAGGCCCTCTTCTCCTGGGCAGCCTCACCGATGGCAGCGGCCTGCTGTTCGGTCATGGTCATGCCCTGTGCGTAGGTGAGGATCTTGCCGAGGGCAGGCTCATCTGCGGTCATCTGGATGGCGTGCAGGGCACGGTCGAGGATGTCCGGGGTCATCGACTCCTGTGCTGGCGCCCGCTCGTAAGAGTGCGAGTCGGGGTCGGGCTCGTCCGTGGGCAGGCTGAGGGCCTGTAGGAGGGCCGTACGGAAGGCAACGGACATAGCCTTGGCCGTGGCCTTGTCCCCGGAATCCATCGCCTCTCCGGGGACGGTAGCGGTGATGGCACCGCCGCCGACGTGGTGGAACGTGTAGGTCACGACGACCCGGACGTGCCCCATGGGTGTCCGATTCTTCCCAATCTCGACAGTGTTGTAGTCGACGGTCTCGACCTTGGGCGTGACGATGATGCCGTGCGCCCGCAGGGCAGGGGACACGGCGTTGACGACGGCGTCGATGCCTCGGAAGGAGAAGTTCTGGGACGTGTTGCGGTCCCCCTTCTTGACGGCCCCGACCTCGGCCATGACGGCCGCCATCGCAGAGTAGACATTGTCATGAGTGCTCACTTCGACACCTCCACGGTGAAGTTGACGGTGGGGGGCTCGACGTTGAGCCCAGGGATGATCTCACCGCTCGCCGGATCAGCGGAGTCGGTGAGGGAAGCGTCGCGTAGGGCGCTCAAGGAAACGTCCTCCTTGACGACGAGCCAGTCAGGGTGGTTGACCTTAGCCCACTCGATGAACTCGGCCTTGTCGGAGAACACGAAGCGGGTCTGTCCGATACGGGACTTGATCGCACCGTAGGGGGTGGACACGGTCTTGCGTCCCTCGGCACGCTGCTTCATGGCGTACTCGATGAGGATGCCCTCGAAGTAGTCGAGGTCACGCATCGGCACACGGGACTCGTGTTCGGCCCAGTCTTGGATGCGGGCGATCTCCGCCTCGGCGATGGTCTTGATCTCGTCGAGCCGGCCTCGGGCGATGGCGGCTTTCCGCATGGCCCAGGTAGCCTGCGAGTCGTCCTCGATCTTGAATCGTTCCCGGTCATGGCCGGGGTCGTGGCTATCCCAGTCGATAGCGTCGGTACTGCTCATGGAATCTCCCTTCCTAGAAACTAACCCGAGTGTACTACATGGGGTTGGGGAGTCCTAATGGGGGTACACTAAACCCGCCCGGAACTCCCTTCCTGGGCGGTAGAGCGGCCCACCTAGTCCCCCGAAGTAGGTGGGCCGCTCCCATTCCCGCCCTCATAGTCACAGACCAGACAGGTCCAGCAACTAAGGCTTGACAACCCCGAACATGCGCTTCTGCGTAGACGGCGAGAACTTACCGTGAGGGTTATGCCACCCCTGCGCCTTCTGGAAACGCACGACCGCCGACTCCGGGTACTTCTGCACACCACGATCCAACGGGCGCGTCTCCTTGAAGCCCATGTCGAACAGGCGGCAGGCCACACGCCACACTGCCACGTTCGCCTCACGCGCATCCTGGGCGCGGCGCACAGCCGCCATCGAAGGCACCGTGCCATCCCACGTCTGCGGCGACTGCATCCACCCCTTCGCCTGCTCACGCCACCACGGAGCGTTGTACGGCTCGGGGTTCGACTCACCCGGCCACGCACCCCACGGCCCGTCGATCGTGTCGTTCTTCCGGCCCACGCACGGAGATGGACCCTTCGGGTTCCAGCCATGACAGCCATCGGTGTAGCACTTGTGCGTACCGACAGCCTCATCCACATTCCACGCGCACAGTTCCGCCAGCGCAGCGAGGGCTCGACCGGTGTTTTCAATCTGGTACGGAGTCAGGCTCGAAGCCGTCTTGCCGGCGTCGTCCAACTCGAAGCCGAACAGGCGGGTCTGCCCGAGGAAGCCACGGGACGGGATACCCAGCGCCGGCACAGGTCCGCCATCGCCACAGTGGTAGGTCGAACCCGCCGAAAGCAGGTAAGAATCGCCCGGCCCACGGCCCACGATCATGTTGCACACGGGCTTGTCATAGGCGGTGACTGCCCAGTACAGGGACGGGCAACCCGACGCCCCCACGGCGGAAGCCGTGGCCGTGTGATGAACCACAGCGCCAGTCAGGCCAGGGCTACCGTCCGGCCCCTGCCACGGACGACCAATCGTGTCCCAACTCTTGTACGTCTTGACATCGACACCATGGTCCATGAACGCCGCAAGGATCTGCGAGGGTGTGGGATTGGCGCTCACGAATCTGCCTCCTCGTCAAGGTCAACGACATCAGCCGGATCTGGCAGGGAGTCGACTACGTCAGCGGACCAGCCCGCAGGCGGCTGAGTTACCTCGATGTCGGCGAGGTCGAGGCTACCGTCGTGTCCTTCACTCATCATCTTCAACGGTGGTCATCACTGCCTCGTCCGCCAGTGAAGGACCGTAGTAGGAACCGACATTGTTAGACGCGACGGACGTGAGGACCGACAGGAGGGCAGCCGTGCCAGCGATGGCGAGGGACTGCATCCAGTAAATGTCGAGGATGGTGATGCCCGCAGCGAACACGGCCACGAGAGCCTGCGCGAAAGTCTTGATGGCCCGCTCGCCGGACGCCTGGATGAACTCGATACTGAAGATGTTCACTTGGTCATCGCCTCCCAGGTACGGACATCGACCTCACCGGTCGGCCTGATACCCCTGTCGCCCTGGAAGCGGCGCACGGCCTTCGCCATCAGCGTGCCGTAGCGGCCGTCCTGATCGCCTTCCCAGAAACCCTGGGCGGCGAGTACGCGCTGCACCTCAGCCACCACGGGGCCATGGTCGCCCTGGGAGAGGCGGCGCTTGAACATGAGGGTCGTCGTGACCTTCTCCGTCGACTTGGGGGCCGGTGCGGGAGCGGGTGTCGGCTCGGCGACGGGCGCCTCAGTGGCGACCTCGACGACGGGCTCAGGCTTCGGCGCCGGGCGGCGGGTGTTACGCGGCTTGCTGCTGTCAGTCATCGAGGTTCTCCATTCGACCGGAATGACCCCAGTCTAATGCGCCAACCCCAGTTAGTTACGAGACTCGATGCTTTCCAGGCGCGAGGCGATCTCGATTTGCCGCACCTCGATCTCGCCGACCCGGCTCGACAGGTCGAACGCCAAGTCGTGGGTGTCGCACACCTTGTCTTTCAACGACTCGCCACCGTTGCGATGCAATTGCCCGTCGATGTTATTCAGCCGCTCCATTACACCCGGCACCCTTGTCCGCCCCGGCTCTTCGATCTCCCCGTCCCAGTCGCGCTGAAACTTGCGCCACCACAACATCATGTCGCTGACCTCACGCCACATGGGATACAGCACATAGCGCACAACGCCAGCAACACTCAAGACACCAGCAGCCAACCAAAACACGGTCTCAAGCGAAGGCATAGTCACTATTGTGAATCATCTAACTCAATGTGCGTGGGGTTTATTCGGCAGGTCCGACATATTGAACACGAAACACGGGCGTGACATCGAGATTTCCGCCCGAGGTTTGCTCCACCGTCAACTCAACATAGTTGCTCGCAGCAAGACTTACCGGGCCAGTCATCACCGTCAAGTCCGTGGTGCCAGCCGAACTCGTGGACACCCGCTGCATCGCCTGCGCCGTCGTACCTTGACTTCGTACCTTCACCCCACGAATACCGGTCGTGTTCGCGGCAAAGGAGACCCATCCGGTGAACGTGTACCAGCCGTCCAGCGGTGCCGTAATCCGAGTCGGGTTAGGCGAGGCAGCCCACAGCACCCACGGATCCGTTCCCACCTCGGTCGTGAAAGTGATAGCCGTCTCCGTGCTGTTCGGAATCGACTGCACCGCAGAACGACCCACCTGAAGAGCCGGCACACCCCGAGGCGCCAGATGTCCGATAGCGAAGATGTCCGAACCGTCACTGATCAGCCATACCTGGGCACCCACTCGCGGCGCGTACGACCCCAAATACTTGACCCCCGTGATCTGCGAAGTGGAGCCAGCAATCTTCAACGTCAAGCCATAAGACGACACCGCAACCACTTCGCCCTGCCGCACCCGCAACGCAGGAGACGCAGCCACTTGCCCAGCAAGAGCCTGAATCGCGTCCACTACTCCACCACCCTCACCGTACGGGCTTGCGCCGAGAGAGCAGCCGAAGGAGACAGGGGGATGGTCACCTGATCCACAATGAGCACACGCTCCGTCTTCGTGCCACTGTTACGTAGCAACACGACATCGTTCACGTCGAGTGCCGGATCCACAGTCGACTCCCACGTCACGTTCTGCGCCAAGCCAAGACCCTTAGCCAAGAGAGCGGCGGCTGCCGTCGTCGCCGCGTTACTGTCCGTGATCGCCGACTGAGACACGATCTTCGGAACCTCTCCGAAGGCGCCGTAACGGTAGGTCGGCGAGTTGGGATCCAAGTCCCACACCTCCACCCGGTAAGGGACCAGCAGCCAGGACGACTCGACGATGTACACGACACCGTTGTAAGTGTCTTCAGTGGTGTCTTGCCGGCGCACCTTCACCAGCACATCCTCGTCGGTGTAAGTGGCGACCACGCTTGCCGAGTCCGGCGACGGGAAAGGCTGCAACACGCACACCCCGTTAGCGTCGAAGAACAGATCGTAACCTGCCATCTCCGCCAGGTACACGGCGTCTTTCCACGGGTCGTTACCAGCGTCCTGCCCGAGCACTTGCTGCTGCACATTTACTGCCAGCGTCGGGAAAGACAGTTCAATGGCCGGCCACCGGTTCTGCAACAGGTTAGTGAGCGCCGTCGTGAGCGGGCCGGCCGGCACCTGATATGGCTCAAGCCACACGTTCCCCGACACACGCAAGGAACGGTCAACGCCAGACACAGTCACCTTGACCTGATCTGGTCCCTGATCCATCTCGACGCTAGTGATCACGAAGACACCGAGCGGCACCATCTCCCGGCTACCGTCAGCGAACTGCACCCCCCGATACAAGCGGATCTCATTACCGAAGGGAGTGATCGCGTCGAAAGGCGTCGAGGGAATCAGATCGTTGTCGCTTGCGCTCACCGAGAATCCGACCGTACACGTCCGGCGCGTCGACTGGTTCACACTCACCGACACTGAACCATCGCTGATGTCGAGGTCTAGAATCTTCTGCAAACCACGCCACACCTCAGCCGTGCTCACCGCAGTGTGCGACTGCCGAACAGCCTGACGGAAAGCGTCCGACGTGGGATACATCAGCCCTCAACCTCGACGAAGTCGAAGGACACCTCACGCACAATCCGCCCAGCCGAGTACGCCTCATTCCACGACCGGTTCACCACGCGAACATACTTCTGGCGGCCAGTCGGATCCTGCACAAGCAGCACGCCCTGATGAATCATGATCGCCTCAACGGTGGACCACTGCGCCTGATTCATCGTCATGATCCGATACGAGCCATCCTCGCCACCAATCAACCCCGACACCACGATGGGCAGATTTTTGCCAAGCGGCTTGAACGTCGTGTAGGGCTCCTGCACCGTGACCGATAGCGGCCCGGTCACGTTCAAGGAACCAACATTCAACGTGGGTGCTGCCACCGCCTTCAGCCACCACGTCCCATCGTTAGTCACGAGCACCTGCGGAATGACCGAAGACCACGCGGAAGGGATCCGCTCCTCGCCAGCCACCCCAACAGACCGTGCACGGTATCGAACCGTGAGCCCGCGAGGCGCCTCATAGTCGACAACTGTGGCCGTGTTACTACCCGACACCGCGATCTCAGTGCCCGAGCGGATGTAATCCCACGACACCCCAGAGTTATCCGACCTCTGCACTTGAAAGAATTGCGACGAGTAGGACAGCCCCGGAGCGCCGCCCGCCAGAGTCAGAGTGGCCTTACCCTCGCTAGAACTCCACGCCGCCTCGATGGCGACAGTCGGAGGAGGCGTCACGCTGATCGTGAACGGCTCGAAGTCCCAGGTCGACCAGAACGGCTCACCGTTGATTGACTTCGCGACACGCACATAGGCCCTGTACGTTCCAGACAACAGGCCATCACCGATGAAAGCGCCGGGCTCACTCGACTGAACCGAGCCCGACTCCCACGTCACAGGAGACGTAGCCGGATCGAATCCACCGATCCCGAACTGGGCAGCAGTGAAGACGCGCACCTCGTAGAAAGCCTGCGGATCGGCAGCATCGGGATCCGTGTACGTCCACTGAACCTCAGGAGTGGCAGTCGTCGTCACCGTTCCCGTAGGAGCAGTCACGACCACAGTAGGCTGCGCGGCCTTATCCACGTCGATGTACAACTCGTACACATAGCCGATGTCCGTGGAATCCGTGTACTCAATGTACTGGGCACGCAAAGCGTCAATACGAGTCTGATCCCAAGATGCGCCATCAGGGCTCGACGTGAACCACGCACCCGTGACAGCCACAGGCGTCGACACACCGACAGCACCACGCACCGGGTAACCCGTGTAGAAATACGTCAAGCCACTCACTCGCGTGCCGAGCATCAGATCCATCTTGCCGTTCGCGTTGTCCGTCTCCACGCGGGCACGCAACCGCACACGCTTCACGCGCTCCGCCGCAGTAATCGTGTTCGTCCCGAACGTAAGCGAAAGAGTCGCCGTACCAGCCACCGCAGAAGACTTACGCACGAAACTCGCGTCCGAGTTGTCATTCGTGGCAGCCGCAGCATTAGCGGCACCCGTCACCGTGAACGCCGACGCGCCCGTACCCACCCCGTCAGGACGCAACGTCACAACAGCCATGCCTACCTCCGCGCCGTCTGGGCCTGCTGCGCGACCTGCGCCAGGGCCTCCATGACCGCCAACTTCACGGTCGAGGATACGGCCGCAGCGTTAGCGCCGTCACCCACCGAAACCTGCACCTGCACCCCACCGCTCGCCACCGTGATCGGCGCCCCGGTAGCCCCGACAGACGGAACGTAAGTGGTAGTAGCCGATCGGCCCGTGCGATTGCCACCGCCGTTGCCGCCTCGATTGCCGCCGCCTCCTCCGCCGCCACCGGTAGCCGGAGGGGTCAGGGCTGCCTGCCACGCCCTCGCGATCTCCTCGCCAATGGCCTTGATCGCCGCAAGCACCACAGTCTTCTCCGCCTCAAGGCCCGCAAGGGTCTGCGCGAGAAGATCCCTGCCCGCCGCATAACCGGCATCCGTCAAGGGCGTAAGAGCGTTCTGAATCGACAAGACAATACCGTCAATCGCGCCGGTCACATCCGTCATGTCGCTGACCAGGCCATCCCGCAAAGCCTTAGCCGACGTGACACCCGCGTCATACATGATTCCGGCCTGAGTATCGCCGAACTGGGCCGCCGTCTCTTCATTCTTCGCCGTCAACGAGTTGATGTAGGCAACCTGTTCCGCACTAGCACCCGCCAACACCGCAGCGAAAGAACCACCCTGCTCCGGCCCAGCCTCAAGGATTTGCTGGATGACGCTCCCCGAGACACCCTTCTTACGCAGCGCCTCGATATTCTTGATGTACGTCGCCGTCGCTGCCGCACGCTGCTCAAGCCCCTTGATGAACTCCTCAGTCGACGACACGTTGCCGCTGATCTTCGAGAAGTTACGAATCGAATCAGCAAACTTCTTCTCGGCGTCTTCCCGCACGCGGGTCGCTTCAGCGAACTTAGCCTCAGCATCCGCGAGTTGCTTCGCTAGGTCTTCACGCTTGTTGATGAGGTCGACAAGCGCCTGAGTCTGGTTCCGCAGATACTCGACAGTCGGATCAGCAACTCCATCCTCATAGCCATCGAGGCGGGCGCGGATCATCTCCTCGAACTTGTCGAACAGTTGAATCGCTTGGTCGACACTGATCGAAGCCGAGTTGTATGCCTTATCGAACTCGCTCGACTGACCAAATCGCTTCTCGAAGAATGAAGCAAGGCTCTGACGGGCCTCTTCCCGAGCGGCCATGCGATCCTCGATGGCCTTGATCTCGGCGTTGATCTCATTGAGGCGGCCAGTCAACTTCTCAAGTTCACGCAGTTCCACCTCGAACCGCTCGCTGACATTTGACATGACGCTGTCGGCGTAAGCCTGAGCAGCCTCACGAGTCATCCCAGCCTTGCGAGCGCGGTCGTAGAGACGCTGCGACATGGCATCCCATGCCCCGTCAATACCGGCGCCACTCGCGAGGTCGGTCATCAGGGTTTTGCGTACAGCGCCGAGGCGCTGACGCGGCATGGTGGCAAGTTTCCTTTCAGCAGCAACATTCCTCATCGCTTCCCGATATGCCTCGGCAGCATCAGCCGAGTCACGCAACGCCATCGCAAGAGCCCGCTCCGCAGCAGCAACCTCCCGAGCCGACGCCTCACCCTTCTTGCGCTCCTCGCGGATCTCCTTCAACGCCTTCTTCGCATCCTTGACACGATCGCTCGCATCTTTCATCGCGAACCAGGCATCCTGCGCGGTACGCGCAACACTCTGAACGAAATCGCGAGCGCCCCTCAACCAGCCAAGTTTCAAGCCCTTGATCAGATCGTCACCGATCTCCATAAACACGCGAGACGGAGACTTGATCTCACCCGCCGCCTTGGCCGCAGCAATCGCAGCCTCGACAACCTGCCGAGCCGCCGCCGCAACCGGCCCCTGCCCGTTATTCAGGCTCACGATCATGCCCTGCACAAGAGCACTACCCACAACACTGCCCGTGTTACGCACCTGACTAGAAGTCTGAATCAAGCCTTGCACCATGCCCACACCGACCATGCGGCCAGCCGTAATAGCAAACGTAGAAGGTGACGACACACCCGCGCCGGCGTTCATGCCGTCGATCAGCGTCTCGCCACCTACCAGGCCAGCCGCGTTGATGGCCGACTCCTGCTCCGACATGCCCGCAGTGATGCCCTGCGCGATCGCGTTGCTCACGTCAAGCCCCGCCGTCTCAGCCGCAGCAACAGCGTCGCCCATGTTCTCGACTGCCTGCTTCGATGCGTCGATCGACCCCTTGATGCTGTTGTACAGATCCGACTCAGTAGGCTTGATGCCCTGACCCTTCAGGCCGGCCTTGACTTCGGCCTCCAAATCTATGAGAGCCGCCAACTCTTGCTGCGGATCCTGAAGCGACTTTGCGTAAGCCATCTGCGCTTCCGCGTAACTCAACACCGAGTCGCGGTTAGCAGTAGCGGCCTCATTGTTCTTGTCGATACCGGCCGTGTTCTCGGCCAACTGCTCCTTCATTTCGCGCAGAGCAGCCGTCGCCCGATCCGCAGCACGCGCACCTGAGATGATCGCATCCAACTCGGAGTAAGTATCCTTCAAGGCGCGAACGGCAGCCTCAGTAGTATTCGTGACGGCCGTAACCCGGTCCTGATTACGCACCGCAGCATCCGTGTAAGACTGATGCGCCGCAGCCATCCCCGAATACTGTGCGTAGGTAGTCTCCGTATTGGCTCGACGCTCCGCCGCCTCCGTACGCAGGCTGGCGCTCATCGCACGGTTATTCGCCATCTGCTGATTAGCAGCAATCGTCAGAGCGTCCGCCTTAGCAGCCTCCTCAGACGCAATAACGGCTGCCGTATCAGTGGCGGCATCCGCCATGCCCTGATAGTTGCGCTGCCAAGTAATCAGAAGGTCACGCTGCGCCCCGCTCGACGTGTTGATGAGATGCTGCAACTGCTGATTGAACGCCTCGGCAGCCGCCGGCCCCTTCATAATCGCGTCAACAGCCTGCGTGACACCGACGCCGAGTTGCGCGAGAGCCGCCTGATCCTCACTGCTCAAGTCGATGCGGAACTGAGTGCCCATCATCTGGGCGCTCATAGCCGTCAATGCGCCCGTGGTCTCGTCTACCGTGTCCTTCAACTGCGACACAAGGGCTTCGCCCTCGGCAGCCTTACCGCTGAATACCTCGAACGCCACACTGACACCGATCAGAGCCCAGCCAATCGGACCCAGTGATGTGAGAAGTCCCTTAGCGGCAGTAGCAATCGCCCGGAACGCTCCCACCACGACAACGCTGACCTTACGCGCCGTGATCGCAAGCATCTCCATGCCGGCGCGAAGATTGGCGATACTGACCACGACAGTCTGAGTTGCCACTACTGCGCCCGCACGCATCGAAGCAAAGGATGCCAATACTTGCGTGTTAGCCGCTTTCCAGCCCACCGCATAACGACGTGACAACAGAATGAGTGTCGCCATCACTGCGATCATCGTCTGCATCGAACCCGGCAAAGCCTCGAAGAGACTCATCAGAGAGCCGAGACCCTCAGCCAACGCCACAATCGGGCCGGCAAGCGCCGCAAGAATGTCAGCCATCCCCGTCATCGCACCGATGATGTCGAACAGCGGCGGAATAATCGCGGAGGCAACAGGAACCAACTGTTGCATGAGCGTGGCGCCCTCGATGAGAGCAGGCCCCAGTTCTTGAGCGAAACCTTCAGCCATCGCCTCGACCGCAGGCATCACACCCATCAGCGCCTCGGACAACATCGGCATAGACGGCATAAGCCCGTCGATCAGAGCATTATTGACCGTGTCATTGAACGTCGAAATGACACCAGCGAGAGTTTTCGACTGCCGCTCCATAGCGCCCGCAGCGCCAGGGAACTGCTGCATCGCCTTGATCATGGCGTTGATTGCGGTCTCAGAGTCCAGCGATCCCCGCTCCATCGCCTGCGACATCGCAGCGACATCGCCGTTGAACAACTCCTTCGCGATCTCCATCTTCGCGTTGAAGCCCGGCAGCGCGTTACCGATCTGCATGAGATCCTGTGACATGACACGACCGGCAGACTTCATCTGGCCGAACGCATACACCACAGCCTGAACTGCGTGCGGCGGCTGACCCAAGGCGGCAACGATGTCACCGACCGCCGGAAGGATCGTGTCCTTCACCTCATTGGCGGCGTACCCAATAGACAAGAGGCGCTTGACGGCGTCGAGAATCTGCGGCAACTCGAACGGTGTCGCGGCAGCGAAGTCACGCAAATCACCGAGGTACGTCTTGGTTTCAGATGTTGCCTGCTCGACTGTCTTCCCCATCCCCACGAAGATGCCCTCGATGGAGATAACGGTCTGCTCGTAATCCTTAGCAGCCTGGATGCCCTGCATCGCGAACTGCTTGACCATGCCCGTTGCGCGGGTAAGCGCCTGGGCACCCAACGTACCCAGCGCAGCACCGAACGCAATCGTCGAAGCCTTGACCTCGCCGACAGCCTTATCGACCTGCGGCAACTGGTCAGCGAAAGCCTGCGTCGCACGCTGCGCGTCACGCACAGCACGCACATACGCGGACGTGTCAGCGGTGTACCGGGCGTCGACATGAGCGACTGTTGCCACGGACCCGCCTCCTTCTAACTCTTACGCTTCATGGCCTGTTCGTGCTCCCAGTTGCGGAGTTGCCACAAGGCCATCCATTCAGTGAGTTCTTGGCTCGTAACAGGACGGTGGGCCGGGGAGCCATGAAGCAACTCCCCGACCGTCCGCCCAAGTTTCTCTGCCAACTCGAACAGGAAGCGTCTTTCAGGATTCTTCAGGAAATCGCTTCCCGGCAGCATCCGTGGACTGCTCACCCTCCATGCCGGAGAGGCGAAGCCCAACCTTCGCGAGACGGTCAATTGCCTGCGCCGACTTCTGCATCAGCGCCGCAACATCACCATCCTCGAAGATGTGAGCGCCAGTCGCGGGGTCGTATGCCGTGGCGATGACGGTCTCGGCGTACAACATGCTCGCCTTGACCTCACCACCGTCAGCAACGGCCTCGAAGATGCGTGCACGGTCAGCGCCGGACATGCCACGCACCTCGACAGTGACATCCCACTCGGGGATCTCCACCATCTCGGACGCGATGTCAGTTGCCTGAAGGATCTGGTCGCGCAAGGACACTAGGGTCACTTCCTTTCGAGGGGCCACTAGGGCACGTTGTGGGGTTATTCAGTTATCAGGAGGTGGCGCGGGTGATGGCGCCGGTGCACTGGAACGAAGCGGAGAACGTGCTCACGTCGCCGACACTACCGGAAACCTCGTAGGAGGTGAGGTAGCACTCGCCCGTGTACTTCGGGTTGTTAGCGCCAGCCGAACCACCACCGGGGGTGTAGGCGAAGGTGACCGAAGCGTCCTGGCCGAGGATGCCAGCCAGCACCGCATCGACCGTGGAAGCGCCAGCCGCATCGAACTTGCCCGACACGCTGATCGTGGCGTCGGACAGGCCGATGATGTACTCCTTGGCGTTGTCGCCGAAGGTCGTGGTCTCTGCCGTCTCGATGTCGCGGCTGATCGAAACCTCGTCGCAGAACGCAGAGATGTCGACTGGGGTGCCGGCGGCATTGTCAATCTCGAACTTGCTCTTCTTGCCATGTGTGAAAGCCACTGTATGACTCCTTTACTTCCGGGCGAACGCCATTGTGTAGGTGACCGACCCGGAGGAGCCTCCGGGGGCGTGAGAGGCACGGAGGTAGCGATTCACCGTGCCCGTTACCGCGATGCGCTCGGCGGTCGCGGTAGTCGAGGAGACACTCGCGAAGGTCACGAGGTCAGCGAATGTGACGTTGTCCGACGAGTGCTGCACCTTGAACGTGCTCGACCCGTCGCGGGTGTTAGCGGTGACATGCAGGTAGCCGGCGCCACCCCGAGATGAAGACGCCGCGTTGTCCTGCGCCGCACCCGTGGCAGCGGTGGTGGCTGCCGTATTCGCTCCAAGGAGCACGCCACGGTCGATGCCGCCGTCCGCCTGAATCGACAGGCTCGTCGACACGACATCACCGACAGGGCTGCTGATCTCGTAGGAGGTCTTGCGGGCAGCGCACGAGTAGGACGCCTTACCGACCGCCAGACCCTCGGGGGCGATAGTTGCGACGCTGGCAGCGTCAACACCCAGGGCCGCCTCGATCCGCTTGTCGACTGCGCTCTCGTCACCATCGAACATGCCCGAAACGGACATGGTGCCGTCCTTCAGACCGATGATGTAAGACTTAGCCGAAGAGCCGAACGTCGTCGTCTCCGCAGTCTCCACATCCTGAGATGCCGAAGCCTCATTGAAGAACGTCGACAGGTTCCCTGCACCGACGAGAACGCCGCTGCTCTTGCCATGGACGAAGGCCATTAGTCCTCATCTCCCTCGGGCTCGGGGGCGGGAGCCGGCTTCCCCGGCTTGGATGCTGCACCGGCGGGCTCGATGAGTCCCTGCTCGGTCAGCCACTTGATGCTCTTCGCGGGCAGGTCTTCGACCACATCTCCCGGCTCTGCACGACGGTCGGGCGGGTAGTCAAGCCCGACGAGAACCCTGTAAGCGGGCACCCGGTCCACCTCCATGACGGCGCGTGTGGACCCCGCACCGCCTAGGCCACACGGGGCACGTCCAAGCGACGGACAGGGGCCACTATGGGCACGAATGTTGCTACCCCTCAGTCTAGGGGCACACAAGCAGGATCCCCGACTTCCGGGGGGATGAAGTCGGGGATCGCTTCTCACTCGGGCCAGGGGAAGTAGCCCGAGGGAGGTCTAGTAGCAGGCGTTAGCGGTGCAGTGGCCGGCCTTGCGGTGGCCCATGGCCTGCCCGTTGTAGAGGCAGTTGTAGTGCCGGGGCACGGGCCGCTGACCTAGGGCTTGGGCGGCGTCGCACTCGGGGCAGTCGGTGACGTAGTCGCTCATGAGGTCTCCCTTCCAGGGTGCTTGGCCTTGCGCTTGTAGGTCTTGCCTGAGGGGATCGGGGAGGCCGCCGATGAGCGGCGGCGCTCCAACACGACCCGCTGGTGGTCCGGGCTGCGGCGGGGTCTCATGCCGCCACCTTGGGGGCAGGGTACTCGGCCATGACGTAGAGGGCTGCGGAGCAACCGGCCGGCAGGATCCGCGAGGTCAGCAGGCAGGTCTCCTGCGCCTCGACGAACTCGCCGCTGCTGGTCTGCACGGCCAGGTAGTCAGCGGGCACGAAGAAGGACTCGCCATCGGCGGTCTCGACCTTGGCCCGGAAGAAAGTGGCCCGACGATCGCTGCGGAACTTGTCCTCGCCGTACCACGTCACCGTGCCGGTCTTGCCCTTGTACTTGCGGCCACCGGTCACGAGGACCGTGGAGCCAGCCTTGACGAGGGTCTGCTCGTAGGCGGCCTGCACGGCGAGGGCTGCGGTCTTCTTGGCCTCGTAGAAGTCGGCGTAGCGGGCGAGCACGTCAGGGGTGGCGTCGACCTGAGCGATGAACCCGCCGCCGCAGGCGGTGGATCCGGTGGTGACCCAGGTGAAGGCACCCTCGTCGGTCTCGATGAGTGCGAGGAAGTCGCTGTCGTAGGCGCCGTTATTCTCGCGGGTGGCGATGACCTGGCCGGTGTAGTTCTTGTTCATGGGATCCCCCTCTCGGCGGGGCCTTTCCCCGCTCACAACCCAAGTGTAGCATAACTGGGGTTGTGGACCTAATCCTAGAAAGGCACCGAATCGCGGATCTGCCTCACCCGAATATGCAACTGGCAGGCATACGCGATCAGATCCTCGATCTCCTCAAGGGCATCCTGCACGATGGCCTCCATGGGGCGCTTCTCGAACCGCTGAAGCCCCGAACCGTCGTCATACTGCAACATCCCCGGCCCCATGATCCGGTCGCCCAGGCGCTCTACAATCGTCGCGACCTCAGCCGCGTACTCCCCAGAAGTCATGACCCCACCCTACCCCACCCTAGAGGTTACCGGCCAGTAACTACAGGACCGCCAAGTCACTCCAACCACCATCACCGATCACCATAGACACCATCCCCGGCGGCGAATCCTGCCCCGTCTTATGCCGCCACCATGTCGAGCCACCATCCAACGCAGGAATCTGAATAAACGACTTCGCTCCCGACTGCTCCACCCGCAGATGATGCAAGTGGGCGCCCAACAGAAGCGTCGCCGACCCAATCGGCTGCATCCCATGCGCCTGCCCAGCCCACCACTTCACCGGGTCACGCCCGAACTGGTGACCGTGCGCGAACCCCACCGCCGTCCCCTCAATGTCGAGGGTGATAGTCAACTCGTCACGGCCCGGAAACACGAAGTGCACATGCTCATACCCCCCGGCCAGGTTCAGGGCGTCAGCGACCGCCACAGCCCCTTCCACGGCCCACGAGTCATCATACCGGCGCACCACCTTGCCCTGCCGCTCCACCTCATCGTGATTACCCGGCACAACCGGCACCACAATCTTCTCCGCCAGCCCAGCGAACTGCTGCATCTGATGCAACATCAGCCTCCGATACACCCGCAACTGCTCCGACACCGTCAAGTCCAGCCGGCCAGCCATCGCCAACGCCCCCCCCTGGGACACGTTCCCCTCGATGCAATCACCCAACCAGCCCAACGTGATCGAGTCGATCTTGCGGCCCGCCTTCCGCAACTCCTTCAGCCGGCGCACCGTCCCGTCCGTCTTCGTCAGGAACCGCTCGACCGTGCCCTCCGTGCCATCCCCGTCCGGCTTACCCAACTGAAGATCCCCGGCCAGCACCACATACGACAAGCCCCCACCCTCAGCCACCGGCGGAGTCGGACGCTTCTTCCCCACCGCAGCAAGCAACTCGTCCAGGCTCGACTGCCCAATCCGGCGGCGCCGCACATTTGCCCGGTAGTAGAACATGCGCTGCACGTTCCCCTCACCCAAGCCCGCATCCCAAGCCCGGTACTGCACCGGCTCGACAACCTCATACTCGGCAGGATCTAACTCCCACACCGCCAGCAACTCCGCCCAATCCTGAGGCGGCGTATCCATCGGCTGCGTCGTCAACACCCCCGACGTGCCATCCCACGCCACCCCCGGCTCCCACCCAGAAGGATGCTTCACCGTAGGCGCCTGATAGGTAGATGTATCTCCGGCGTTAGCCAATGCTTCAAGATCATTCTCAAGACTCATCGCGTCCACCCCTCGCAACCGTTTCCTGAGCCTCCATCGCCGTGACAATGAGACTGTCGGCTATCTGCCGAATCGTGTCGTGAATAGCCGTCAACCCCGCATAAGTAATGGCGTCCTCAGACTTCAACGCCCCCGCCGCAGCGTCAATGCCACGCCGCTCCACCATGCGGAGATACTCAACGAAAGCCGTACATTCGATCCACACCCGATGATTACCGGGCTTCACCATCATCGTGATCGCTTTCGTGTCTAGGGACACAAGCACCCCGCGCCACGAGTACGACGACGGTGCCGCTGCACAGAGTGATACGCGATGTCGTATCCCCACTTCCGCAACGTCTCGGCAACCCGCCCGGACGGCACCCGGCAATCCTCCTCAAGGAGAACACCAAGCCACTCACGCTGCTCATCGGTGACCTGCTCAAGCACCAGGCTCACCGCGCACCGCTTCTGATGAGGAACCTCACTGCGCTCATCCAACAGCGCCTTCAAGTCCTCGACAAGATCACTCATGCCTATTCTCCGCCTTGCATCTCGAACAGCGAATAGCCCACGGCCGCGTCACCAGCAACGCGATGATCCGGTTACAGCGCCAACACCGAGGCACCTCATCCGTGATCGCCGACCGGCCATACGGATCCGTCACGGACGCACCACACACGAGAAGTTCATGCTGATCATCGGCCGGCCATTCTGGTCCTCACCCATCGGCAAGAAAGACCCATCCGCCGCCACCCGCATGATGTAGATACCGGAGATCGAGGTCTCCGTGATCCCCGCCATCAGCAACCGGACAGCCCTCGCCTTATTACGAGCAGCCGGGTAGTCACCACGAGTAGACCGAACAATGACCTGTAACCCCGGTTGCTCGACAGCGAACGCCGCAGCACCCATAGTTAGCATTGGGGCATACCCCTGTGTCTCGTAAACACAGACACAAGAATCCGGGGACTCCGGCATCGTCGCCAGAAACAGATTCGTGCCCAGAGTGCCTTCACCCTGAGCCTGCAAATAGTCACCGACTGCTTCAAGAATGGTGCTCATTAGATGACGAACCTCCGGTTGATCATGTCAAGCACCCGGACCCTCATCCTGTCGGCCATGCCCTTAGCGTAGAGTTTCACGGGCCGTTCTAGGTACTTCCACTGCGTCGGCGAGGCGTGTGTCGCCCTTCCTGGGGGCAGTTCGTGGACATAAATGGCGTAGTTCGCTGCCGCCCCGCCATACCGGATCCAGGCATGGGCCAGGTTCCCGGTGCGGTACTGAGTGACATTCCCCGAGGACCGCAGCACACCCGTGTCGACCGGGACGACTTGCTGAGACAGGCGGAAAGCCTCCTGGGCCTCCTCGAACAGGGCTTGCTGCCCGTAGATCGGGGCATCCTTGCCGGCGAGAAGGAACGCCTCATTCAAGGGGTCAAGCCCGCGAGCCCTCACATAGGCGCCAGCCATGGGCCATCACGCCCCGAACCCGATAACCGTGTGGTGGGCGCCCGACTCGTCCCTCAACTGCGACACAGACGTGATTAGGGGGGTGCGGCCATCCGGCAACGCGATCCTGTCATTCACGTCCACCGTCGCGACGCCGTACACGACCGCCCGACCGGCCTCAAGGATCTCCCGTCCGTCCTGCGTGCGGATCATGCGCGAGTCCCAGATCAGCCGGCACTGATACGACGTACCCGACCCAGAGTGCGACTGCTTGCCATACTTGTCAAGCGTTGACGAGCCGTACACGATGACCGCGTGAGGCATCATCACCGCGAAATCTTTGGCGATAGCCACAATCACGCCCCAGGGTTGTCATGCAGACCGGTGTGGAACTCATGTCCCTGCATACCCAACTCGCTCCGCTCATTCGCGGTCTGAAAGTTCTTCGGCGACGCCCACGGAGTAGGCACATCACGGCGATAAGACAGAGCCATCAGCCGATCAGCCAGCGCATAGAACGACTGCGACCGGTCCTGATACGAGAGAGACAGATCACCGACCGACTTCGACGTAGCCATCCTCGCGAACTTCGACGCAATCACATGGCAGGCGTCATGAGCAGCCTGATAGATCGAGTCACCCGACTCCGTAAACAACCACTCGATCTCGTCGTCGTTGAGCAACTGATCATTCGTGTCCGTGTCCCCGATCAGGAACCGGACACGGTCACGGTCGGAGTGAGCCGGGTCGCCGGTGTAAGTCCAAGCCACAAGCCACTCCTACCCTCGGTTAGGTTCCTATTCTACTGGCGGGAAGCCATGATCGCGTCGACCGCGCCCTCAGAAAGGCCCATGTCCAGCAACTCCTGGCGAGCCGACGCCAGAGCCGCAGCCTTCTCTTCCTCCGCAGCGACACGCTCCAACTCGGCAGCCTCAGCCGCCAGCCGATCCACCTCACGCTGCTCCAACTCAGCCACCGTCATCGGCCTCATCGTCTGCTCGCCCGTGGCGCAGTTCACTTCCAGCACCATCGGAACCTCGTCCGTGACCATCTCACTCATTGTGTTTCTCCTTAGTTAGTTACCGATATGGGGGTATCGAATGATGACAATGCCGGAGCCGCCTGCCTTCTGGCTTGAATCGCCATTACCGCCTGCTCCGCCACCCCCGCCGCCCGTGTTTGCGACTCCAAGCGTGGCAGGTGTTGTAGTGGATAGGGCTCCGTTTCCTCCACCGCCGGTACCACCGGAGGATGCGGGGCCGTTATTGTTTCTGCCGCCACCGCCACCACCTGCGTACAAGGTGCCGAAGATGAGACGACCTGCGCCCCCGTCTCCGCGCACCGAGATTGTGCCCGCGACTCCCGCACCGCCAGCGCCACCACCACCGCCAGCCCAGCCACCCTGCCCGAATCCGCCGCTTCCCGTGCCACCGTTATTGCCTTGACCAGATGTTCCGCTTCCAGCAGCGACGGTGCCGTTGAATCCTTCCGCGCTGCCAGGAGTTCCGCCACCGCCGCCGGACCCCCCGCCGCTACCTGCCTTGTCGCCTCCCGCGCCGCCACCGGTCGCGGACAGACTGAACACCGAAGATGCGGACCCGCTCGCGTTGGCGTTGCCTCCCCCGCCAACAGTTACCGCGCCGGTGCCAACGGCAACACCCGCTCTGCCGAATAGAAGACCTCCGGCTCCTCCGCCGCCGGTAGGGCCTCCGCCAGTGGATGTTGTCCCACCGCCGCCACCGCCAGCGACAACCAGATACTCCACCTCCCCGCCCTCGATCACCCGCAACGAAGACGTAGACGTAAACGTGTGAACCTTGTAACCACCCGAGATCGTCTCCACGCCGCCCACGATCACAGGCACCTGAGTAATCGCATACAAATAGAACGTGGAACCGGCAATAAACAGAGTTCCGTTCAATGGCGCAAGCGACACCGAAGTAATCGCAGCCGTACCCGTCCACAAACTAGCATCGACACTCATCCACACAGTCGTCGCATTATTCTCAGACACACAGCGCGACAACACAGATTTCTGAGTGCTGCCCGCATAGTTAGGGATTGTTGCTTCCGAGTTACCGAAGGTGCTCGCTGTGGCAGTAGCGCCCGTACTTGACTGACCCAGGTACAGGCCGGTCTGCGACGTGAATGATCGGCTGGATGCAGCCGTGCCTGAACCCTCAAGCAGTCGAGTTGAGTAGTTCGCTCCGGTGTCACCGTTGAAGCGCACCAGCACCGCGTCCGTGTCCGACGCTCGGTTAGTACGCGCCGACACAAGTAAACGCAGATCGGCGTAAGTCTGTGGCAGGTTGGAGACCGTAACCGACCCGGTATCCGCAAGGAGTGTCTGCTTGGCGATGAGGCGTTTCACACCGGGCATCAGCGGCCCCCCGTTCGCGATTCATGGGTTAATGTCATCACGCCGCCTTGATTCCGTAGAGCGACACCACGGACCCAATGCCGAAGTCATTGCTAGTCGCCGTCGTGATCTTGATCTCGTTGATCGCGGCTGTGTTCTGCCACAGGCCGACCTCGCGCTCTACGCCAGTATCCGAGGAGGCGGCTTGACCCAATAGGGTTTTGAAGACCGATGTGTTGGCGTATGACATGACATCGAGGATGACCGTGGCGACCCCACTAGACGAGGCAGGCTGGCCCACCAATCGCGCAATGCTGATGAACGCGGCAGAGGTATTTCGGTAGGACGCGGCTGATGAGCCGTTGCCCGTCAACTGTGTGCCGCTGTACCCGGTCGTTGTGCCGTTGAAGGTGACCTGCAAGGTGGGCTGATTCGTGGTGTTTCCCTTGAACAGAAACACCAGCACTAGGTCCGTGTAGGTGCTGGGGATGCTGGACAGGGTGACAGTCGAGGTGGCGCTGCCTAGGGTCTGCGAGGCGATCGGCTCATACGTCCTAGGCATCATAGCCCCCCGTCTGTAACTGTGTCGTTAGTGTCGTCATCATGGGGCCTACCCCTTGATCCCATACAACGCGAAGACGCTCCCGGTCGCGAACGTGGGACCATCCCAAGAGTGAAACGTAACCTGAGTCACCGCAGAAGTGGAAGTCAACAGCAGAGAGGACTGCCCGACGTTGCCGGAGCCGTTCAAGTCGCAACCCCATACGAAACGCCCCACCTTGTTCTTTGTAGTGATAGCGTAGTCAAGAATTTCGACAACCACCCCACCATAGATGTTCGCCGCAGCATTGGCCTGCGGGTAGATGAAAGAAAGCGGCGCCCCATTGTTCACATAGGCGAAAGCGTCAGTAGCGGAGCCCGTGCCCTGAATGTAGTGACTTGTCCCCGTGGCCTGAGCGTTCATCTTCATAAACCCCCAGCCCGTAGTGGAAGCGTTCGTGCCCCGTGCGGAAACGCGGACCTGCAAATGCTGATACGTCTGGGGGATGGACGAGAAGCCCACCGAAGACGAGGGCGAAGCGAGGCTTACGGTCTGGATGGAGTCCATCTCCGACCAACCCCACCCATAACCACCAATCACAGACGAGCCCTTACGGCCCGTCAAATCAGCAGTAGAGAAACGCCTAATCGCCACGGAACACCTCAACCCACGACCCCGTGCCCTCATCCCACGAAATCGACAGGTGATCCTCAGTCCACTCCGGCATCGGCACCGGCGACTTCCAATCATGGTTCTCGTCCAGGGTCCATGACGCGGCAGGCCGAGGGGCCACGAACACATCAGCCGTCGCATCGTAGGTGAAGCCAGGGCCGGGGTACTGCTTACGGATCCGCCCGTTGTACGAGCATTGGATCCATGTGCCGCCGAGGGTGAGGTCATTGGCGAGGTAGTCCTGGCCCCGGTGTTCCTGCTCGTCGGGCACCACAAGAACACGAACCACAACCCCGGTTGAATCCACTTCAGCGTAATGAGCCATGCGCCTATTCTTCCTTACCTGTAGGGATATCGAACGATTACGACTCCCGAACCACCGTTACCTGACGAGCCGTTAGAAATCTTCCCTCCACCACCACCACCCGTATTCGCGGAGCCGTTGATGCCCGTAGAGAAGCCGCTGTAGCCACCCGCCCCACCGCCGCCCAAACCACCGGCAGTCGAACTATTCGTGTTGTCACCCGACCCACCAGCCCCGCCGCCAGCGTAGAACGTGCTAGTGCCGCTGATGCTGGACTGCAACCCGTCGCCACCCCGCCTAACACCATTGGTGTTTCCCACCTGACCGGCACCACCGCCACCACCGCCGGAACGGGAACCAGTAGACACGCCGCCCGCGTTGCCCTGACCGCTGACCCCCGAGCCTGCCGTACCGGCACTATCGCCGCCTCGCCCACCACCAGAGCCACCGGAAATACCGGGGCTCTCATCCCCACCGCCGCCGCCACCAGCGAAGACTGACGGCAAATCCGCGAACGATGAGTTCGTTCCGCTACCGCCGCTGCCTCCAAGAGTAGCCGTGCCGGTGCCCCCCGCTCCCACGACTACGCCGTACGGTCCCGACGCGATGTAGCGCGATCCACTCACCATGCCGCCCGCGCCACCACCACCACCAGCGCCGCCGAAGTTATTGGACTCGCCCTGTCCACCCGCGCCGCCGCCCGAGACAACGAGATACTCACACCAGCCTGGACTGTTGACCTGCAATACGCCCGACCCTGTGAACGTGTGGATCTTCCAGCCGCCCGAGATGAGTACGTCCCCACCCGACGCATCCATAAACACACCCGGATCAGCAGACGCCCGGCGGATGCCACACACGAAAAAAGACGACCCGGTAAGAATGTTCGCCCCAACGCGAGACACAAGGCGAATGGAAGTGATAGGTGCGGTAAGCGTAGACACAGAAGCCGCAGGCTGAATGTATGCCTCGGTAGCATTATTCTCAGAGCATCCGGTGGAAGAACTGACCTTAGCCTGCGAAGAAGTGTAGTTAGGGATGTAAACCTCGGCGTTGCCGAACGTAGAGGCAGTAGCGTTAGCACCGCAGGTGGTGAGGCCCCAGAACTCGGAAACAGACGAAGACGACGCGCCGGAACCGTTGCCCTCAAGGATCCGAACGGTGTAGCCCGTAGTCTGCCCGTTCAACTCAAGCCGAAGAATGTCCACAGTCAGAGCGCGATCTGTCCGTGCGGAAGCCATGATCATCAGGTCGGTGAATGTCTGCGGGATGTTAGAGAAAGTTACTGCGGTGGCTGAGGAGCCAAGCACCTGTTTCGTGATGAACTCATATGTTGCCGCCATCACGCACCCCGCAGACCGTACAGATCGAACGTGGACCCCGCCACCAAATTGTGTGTTGGAAAACTAGCGCCGAGAGACATAGTGATAGAGGTAATGGCACTAGTAGAACGCCACAATGAAACAACCCTATCTACCGCGCGAGCCGGTGCAGCGCCAGCGCCAAGGCTACTCTTGAACACATTAGTATTCGCATAAGAGCAGATATGGGCCACCACCATGCTTTCCAGGGTCGTCGTAGATCCCTGACTAGTCAGACCTAAGCCGCCACTGGTCCCACTAGACACACGACCGCTGCCTGCCACACTTCCATCACCATTGACTTGCGTGTAAGAATAGTTGCTACCGGAGTCGTCATTGAAACGAACTCGAAGAGTTGCCCCTGCGGTCGCCCCACCGAACTGAGCAACTACTACAAGGTCGGTGTACGTCTGTGGGATACCGGAGAACGTCACAGACGCGGCAGCCGATACGAGTGTGATGGACGCAATAGGGTCACCAGTCAGAGCCACGGGATCACCTAGCCACCACGCCATACAGCGCAGCCGTGGAGTGTTGCGTGAAGTTACCGGCATCCCAGAGAAGGGAAAGCGAAGTGACTGCGGCTGTGCTGAACCAAGCCCCCGACCACAGGCCCACGTTACCCTCGGTATTTGCATCCATGCCGGTGATGGCCCTCACGGTCTTGGTCTTAGACGTAGATGCGAAGTCCATAATGTCGATAACGGTGTACACGAAGGTATTGGCAAGAGTGGAACTTGCGATATTGGATGATCCAATGGTCTGTCCGATGCTGGCTACTCCCGCTGCGCCCACCCCGCCATCAGCGATTAGAAGGTGAACCGAGTAGTTCGCTGCGGAGTCATTATTGAATCTAAGGCGCATACGTTGAAGGCTGGCGGAAGTTGTGCGAGACAGCACGCGAAGATGTAGATGTTGGAAGCGGTTAGGGATGCTAGTGAAGTCGATGCTTGCTGCACCGCCCGCTCCGACCGTCACCGTCTGAAGATTGTCAAGCACACCAAGCGTCGGCACATAGTTACCTAGTGCAGTCGTGTACTTCTCAAGCCCTTCCCGAAGAGAGGACTGAGACAGGCGAGTGACAGCCATGACCTATCAGGTATTCTCCGCGCCGAACGCCGCGAAACTCATCGACGTAGACGAGGCGTTGATCGTGATGATATCCGTCGCCGCGAGCGTCAACCCCAACGTGAGCGCCGTGGAATCATTCGCCTGCATCGGCACATCGAACGCCACCCAATGAGCCGCCGCAATCGCAGCACCCGCCGGGCGGATAGCAATCCGGTACGTCTGCTGCGAAGTGGTCTGGTTACACACCGTGACCGTGGACACCACCGTCGAAGTAGCAGACGGCACCGTGTACAGATTGTAGTTCGTGTTGATCGCGGCAAGGGCCTGTGCCCCGTTCCCCGTATGACCAGCGGAACCCGTCATAGCGAGAACCTTGTAAGTAGTAGGCATGTGCTTATGCTCCCATCAGAAGGAATACCGAGTCGAGTCCGACACCCGACGACGCAGCAGCCGGAGTAGCCCACTTAACGCCAGTAGCGGTCGTGGAGTCAAGAACAAGCGCCTGCCCATCCGTACCCGCGCCCAACCTGGCAAACGTGTTATCCGCCGTGCCAACAATCAGGTCACCCTTAGCGTCGAAGATCGCACGCGGAATAATGTCCGCCGAACCCGGCTTCCCACCCAACGCAGTCTCAACATCGGTGGCAAGAAACTCAAGGTCACGCGGCACGTTAGGTGTGTCCGCCGCCGCCGGGTAACGCAACCCGCCAGGTGTAGTAGGCATGTACCTCTCCTTACCAACTCAATGTGATGTAGCCGTTACCGCCATTGACGCCTTCAGCGGTCGCCGCCGGAACCACAGCAGCGGTCGTGAAAGAGGAACCCGCACCACCGGCACCGTTACCACGGTTGTCGTCTGAGGAGTAACCGCCACCACCGCCGAAGTATCCGCTACCACCACCCGCACCCGGAAAAGATGTAGAGGGATTCACATACGAGTTAGCGTCTCCCTCACCACCCTGCAACGCCGAACCGGCAGACGCCGTATTGTTAGGTTCCCCTGAACCGCCGCGAGCGCCACCCGCGCTGACCGTGCCCGCAGCGCCGTTGAATGATCCCGGCCCACCCAAGTTAGAGGCACCACCGCCGCCACCCGCGACAACGATCGCATTACCCTGCGTCAGAGAGCCCGCCGAGAAGATCCCCGAATAGCCGCCGCCCGCGCCGCCCTGCGTAAAAGCGCCAGGGTAGAAGTTCCATGTCGGCGCACCGGCGTTACCACCACCGGGCCACCCACCGAGATTCTGCGTGAACGCCGGATCAGGAAGCGACGCGATCCCGCCTTCGCCCGCCCCACCCGCAGCCAAGTGCAACGTCGCCCCCGGTGTCGTCGTCATACGGCCCGTGACCATGCCGCCGCCACCACCGCCACCGTTCGTGGAGTTGCTGCTGCCACCGCCACCCGCGCCCACGACCTCAACCGTGATCGTGGTGACGTTCGCCGGAACCGTGAACGTCTGAAAAGCGTTCGACACATACACGAAAGACCTGCGGGCACGCTGCGGCCCGTCCATAGCAAGGCTACGGGCGGACATCGCACCACGAGTCGCAAGCATCGGCATCAGGCGAACCTGCCCACACTCGCCAGCACCACATACGTCGGAGTACCCGCCGTCTTCACAACCGTGAAGGAATACACCTCAATCGAAGACGCCGACCCTGCCGTGGGAGCGAACCCGCCCAGCCACCGAGGCGTCACGGCGTTCCCGTCGATCTGTGTCGCCGACTGGAAGTACGGTGTAGAACCATTGGTGACAAGGAAAGACACCGTGAAAGACTGCCCCACCGGCAGCAGCGAGTTCAACGTCGTCGAAGCGTTCCCGCGAATGTTCAACGTCCAGTTCGCTGACGCATTAGATGTAAAATACAGCACCGACTGATCCATGACATTGAACGCGATAGTCCCAGTCGCCGCAGTCGCGGACACCGTGACCTTCTCCTTCGGAGAAGTAAAGAGCGGGTTCGTGAACTCAGCCACCTCACGGGACCGGTAGATCGCCATGTCAGGTGATCTCGCTTCCGAACAGGGCGAACGTCATGTCAGCGGAAGACGCATACACGACCACTAGGTCCGAGGCGTCGATCGTGAGCCCGATGCTGAAGGACACGGTTTCGTTGCCAAGGATCGGGGAGTCGAACGCGATGTAGTGCTGATTCGCGAGCGCGTCACCGTTCGGGCGGACAGCGATACGGAACGATCCCGCTGCGGCACCACGGTTACACACAACGACGCTTGACACCACAACCTGGGTTGCGGGCGGGCAGGTGTAGATCGTCGTGTTAATCGTGGCGCTAGGGGCCGACTGACCCAACACCTTGTACGCGATAGGCACTACAATCTCCTAACCCTGGTAAGTGAATCTGGTATCAAGTCTACCGCTGAACACCTAGTGACCCCGTGAATGTGAACGGGTGAGGAAATAGTTGCTCAGCCTGGGCGACGGCTTGAGTTGCGGCAGTTTCAGCGATGATTTGCGCCGAAGGGGTGGTGGCGTTGCGGCTAGTGGAGGCGTGGGCGGTGCCGGTCCAGAAACCGTCCTTAGACCCGTCGAAGTAGGAGCCCACCGTAGAAGACTGCTCCATCAAGGCGGCGTCGAAGTACACGACCTGCCCCGAAGTAGTAGCGACCTGGACGTAGCACAACGGGATCACGGACTGCGCTCCTGCCGGGGCAGTAGCGGTGATGCTCACCCGCGTCCAGCCGTTCAGCGTGACCGCCGTCAATGACCCGGAGGATGTAGACAATAAAGTGCCTGCCGCGACCGCGCTGTCCCTCCACCCTAGGTAGGCCCGGTAGTCGCGGCTCGCTGCCGTGTCCTTGATCCACACGCTGAACGTGTAGGTGAGCCCAGCGGTCACAAGGAAGCCCGGCCCGGAGCCCGCGGCTGCCCACCAGAAGACGCCAGCGCCGCCGCTTGGCGTGGTGTTGAAGACCGTCCTGTATGACGCCAAGCCCGCGTAGGAGTCCAGAGTGGAGCGTGCCCCCGTGGCGTTATTAGCGTTCCACGTCGCCGCATCCGTTTCCACGGACGGGTTCGTTACGAGGTTCACCCGAGTCGTGCCGAACGGAGCCACATCACCCGAAGTCGCCACCAGATTCGCCGCCGACAACAACCCCGTGTAAGACGGAAACGCCACAGCCACAGACGTAAACGACTGCTCCGTCACCAGCAACGACCCATAAGTAGTAGGCATCTTCACGCCCGCAGGAGACAGGGAGATAAGCGCCTCCTGCGCCGTAACCGCCTGCTCCTCCACGACATATGCCTGGTATGCCGCTAACTCCGTGTACGACTCACCCGAATACACCGGCACCAGGCTCGAAATCTTCACATCAGCAACACCAACCAACTGACCAAACGTCTGCCCCGAACCAGTCAAGTCAGCAAACGTCGCATACCGAAGCGACAGATCCTCGAAAGAGTCAATCCCCGGAAGTGACACCTGCCAAGTGCGACCACCCAGAAACGTCTCAGTAATCGTGTACTGGAACGTCTCATTCAAGTTCGGGTCATCGGTCGCCGGGACCGTGATTGAGAAGGAACCGAACGCATCGAGGGTCGCCGAGTACGTCGACTGGACAACGATCTGGTCCGCCAAGGCGTTCTGAAGAGTCTTCGGTAGGCGGAACTCGATCTGTCCGGCGATCGGGTTGCCTTCGTAGTCGACGTATTGCCCGGTGACGGTGACGAGGGCGAGGTTCGCGGCTAGGGCCATTATGTCGCCGGTTCGACGGGCCACACGGCTAGGCGCGGGTCAGCCGTGTTGTCGGGGAGGTCGCGTAGCGCCTGCCGATACGCCTCCCACGGCTCCAGGGGCCAGGGGGCGTCCATGACGACGCGGAAGTCGCAGGCCGCCAAGAGCGCGTTGCGGCGGTTCCTAAGACGCTCCCACACCCAATCAGTCGGCACGCCACGCTCAGCGGTGTCCATGTCCGACCAGTACGTCCACGTTGCGGTGGGGTCACTGCCGATCCGGTGGAAGTGATGAGGCTTCCCTGACTGGCACTAACAAGTGAACCAGAAAGGAAGTCGGCTGTGGACGGCAACTCGACGCCCACACCTTCCCACGCCGATGCTGACGCGTTC